TAACTCGAGGATCATTCTTATATTTCGGATCTTTACCGAAGAGTTTTCTAAAGAAATTGGGCACCGTTTCTGTTATTAGTTTTATTGCTTTTTCTACAACTGACTTCAGTGCCTGCAGTATTTTTGATCCTATAGATTTCTTCGGCTCAGGTTCTGGTTCCTTCTTCTTAAACAGATTTAATGCTTCTAATGCATCATAATATCCATTATAATATGCTTCATCAATATCATAATTCTCATATGCAGAATTATCATCTATGAAACTATCAAGGTCATAAAGACCTTCTTCAGCATACTCTCTATCATCAATAACATAGCCCATCTCTTCGAGGGCTTGTTCATAACCATCATTGAATGCTTCATTGTAAGTAATCATATATGGTACCTCCTTTATATATGCAAAGTTCCACTACAAGAAGATAATTTATCTTTTTGTAATGATTAGAAATTATCATTAAATAATAGATATGATAATTTTGACTGCGACAAGATAATATTTATTATCTTGTCGCAGTTGTAATCATGAGTTGAGGTGATAATAAGTGACATATACTGAGGCATTTGATGAAGGATATAGATTCGTATTAGAATCCGTTAATGAAAGTGAAAATGAATCTAAAAAAATAGGTTTGTGGTCAAAATTTAAAAATATGTGCAAAAGATTTCTCGATAAAGTTAAAATTCTTCTTAGTGTTAAGATTCCCAATTTCTTTAGGAATCTATTTAATAAACATCCTGAAGCTAAAAATATGCCTGAAGTTCAATCTATCAATAAAAAGAGTAATAGAGTTGCAAAATTAGCTAAAACTCTTGCTGGATTAATAGGTGTTAGTGCAGCAGGATATGGTATTTATACTATACACAAAACACGCAAATCTAATGATTCTTTAATAAAGCAAAATTCTGCCTTGAAAGCGGAAACATATCGTTAAAACAAAATCTTGATGAAGAAATACAAAATAACGCACTTAAAAATAAAAAGTATCAACGTGTTTTTCAGCATAACTATGAGTTAACACAAAAAGCAGCAACTCAACATCAAAAACTCAATGAAGCAAACCAAAAAATCGACAAATTTGAAGAAACGATAAAAGAAAAAGATGCATATATAGAAGCACAAAACAAGTCATTAAAAAGACTCATGACGTTAGTAGTAAATGTAGATGACAAATTAGGTGATTTAATCACAAAAGCAAAAGCAATGACAAAATAAATGGATAAGCATATACTCATTTATTATTAGACAGGAGGTATTACATTATGATTACTTACAATGAAGCATTCAATGATGGTTATGAACAAGCCCTCGAAAAGATGGGTTATGATACTTATGCTGAAGAAGGTCTTTATGATCTTGATAGTTTTGTACCTACGTATGAGTCATACGATGATGCATATGAACAAGGATATGTAGATGCATTAGAAGCATTAAATCTGTTTAAGAAGAACGAGGAACCGGCAAATACAACCGAATCTCAAAATATGAGTGTTTGGAAACGTTTGAAATCTGCAGCATCGAAATTAATTGAAGCTGTTAGAAAATTTCTTACAGTTACACTCCCGAATTTCTTTAGTAATTTATTTAAAAAGAATCCGGCAGCAAAAAATTCTTCAACAGTTAAAGAACTTAATAAAGAAGCATCAGATCTTAATTCCGAAGCAAAAGAGGCAGCAAAATTCTTTGGAATTGCTGCAGGTAAGGCTCGTGATTTTGGTGCTAAAACAGTAGAAGTAGGTAAACATGTTGGTGGTGCAGCAATCGCCAAAGGTGGTAAACTATTAGGCGCTATAAAAGCTAAAATGGAATCTATGAAAACTAAAATGCAAGAGAAACGAGCACTGAAAAACGCTAGAGAAATTATTCCAGAATCTAGCCTCGTAGTTCATGTAGAACCAGCGAGTGTTGAAGATACCGATACAGTAGGTAGATACTGATGATACCATTGTTTAATATATTAAAACTAATTCACACATACTAAATGTTTAAATCGTTATATGGATTATTGTCCATATAACGATTTAAATTCTTTTACTAATCCCATAGGAGTAAATGCATCACCAATAAGAAAAAGTTTCTAGAGAAGATTTAACATAAATTTTTTCATTTAATCTATATCAATAATGTCATCATAGTTAATATCTACTCTTTCACCTCTTTACAAAATTCTTGAATCTATCACTTGCAGCATTAAAAAAGCTGGATGCCTTTGATTTTGTTGAATTAATAAGTTCAGGTCCTTTTTTCTTGACTCCTTCTTTGACCTTTCTTGCACCGCTAACAAAAGCGTCTTTAGCCTTTCCCGGCGCTGCGGCAATATTTTGCTTAACGTTATCAACATTTTCTTTAACGCTACCAAATGCATCTAATAATCCATTTGTAGTATCTTTTAGCTTTTCAATGTTTTTCGTAGTAAATTTAACAGCATGTCCACCGGCATATACTACTCCTACTGCACCAAGGGCAACTCCAAATGCTTTAAGAATAGTCGTCGCCTTAATATTTCTCTTATTAAGATCATTACATTGGTTATTCAAATCTTTAATTTTTTCATCATTTTTAAGATCTGGATTAGATTTGAATAGATTTTTGAAGAAGTTTGGCATTGTCTCAGTAAGAAATTTTGCTACCTTTTGGACTAAATTCTTTAATCCATTTAATATTTTTCTTCCAATACCCTCATTTTCAGTAGTGGAAACCTCTGCCGTATCTTTCTTCTTAAATAATTTTAATGCTTCCATTGCATTATCGTAGTCATAATCATCATAATATACCTCATCGGGATCATAATTCTCATATACGAAATCATCATAATACCCGTTATAATATGCTTCATCAATATCATAATTCTCATATGCAGAATCGTCATCTATGAAACTATCAAGATCATATAATCCTTCTTCAGCATAAGTATCATATTCATCATCTATAAATGAATCAAGATCATAAAGACCGTCACTAACATATTCTCTATCATCAATAACATAGCCCATTTCTTCAAGAGCCTGTTCATAACCATCATTGAATGCTTCATTATAAGTAATCATATATGGTACCTCCTTTATGTATTTTCAATTGGTTTCCGTAATTGATCCGATCCAGTAATAAGATTAGTTTTAAAGCCCATTAATGCAAAATAAGCATCAAGAGTTGATAATGCAACTTTATCTTCAGGTCGACTTTCAAGATTTTCCAAAGATACATATCCATTACTCGCTATTTCATTATACATTTCATTCTTAGCTCTCTGATCATCAGCTCTAGCACCAAGAAGTTCTTTAAGTGCATTTTTAGCCTGAATGGAGATCATGGAATATGATTCAACATCGGTAGTTCTCGATGTTTTTGAATCTCCTGTAACTTGATTCGTTTTTGCATTTCTCTGACTTATATCAAACGCAGTTGAATTCTTCTTTAACAACATTTGAACCATTGTTTTTAGATGTATATATCCAACTGCAACTGGTTCAGGTAAAACTACGGCATTTTCTAAATCCATATTAGTATATGGTACGCATACCTTCTCATAAAGTGGGATATTAAGATGTTTAGCACATGCTTCAATATTTACCATCTTTAACGGTCTTTCATAATCAATTACTTCCAGATAAAAATATTTATTTGGATCTGATAAGAATTTCTTCATATATGAATCAAATTCTTTATCAGACATCTTATTAAATTTATTTTTATATTTCTTGGAGTTGTCTCCCGTAGGATCTATTTTATCTAATGCAGAGCATAACATTTCCATTGTTTTTTTACGCTTGGTAGATAAATCCATGGTTTTATGCACTCCTTTCATATTAAGTATTAAAAAAGTGTTAACCGTTAGTTGATTAAAAGTAGAGATACAAAAAAGATTAAATAGTCTTTTTTGTAGTATTATTTTTCGGCATTTACTATATTATTAATTTCAACTTTATTATAAAGCACAATATTTTGAATATAAAAGGAGGTATTATATTATGATTACTTATAACGATGCATTCAATGATGGTTATGAACAGGCTCTTGAAGAGCTTGGATACGTTATTGATGATAGAGAATATATGTATGATCTTGACTCATTTGGGGAAAATGAATATGATACTTATGCAGAAGAAGGATTATATGATCTTGATAGTTTCATAGATGACGATTCTGCATATGAGAATTATGATATTGATGAAGCATATTATAACGGGTATTATGATGCATTAGAAGCATTAAATTTGTTTAAGAAGAAGGAACCAGAACCCGAACCTAAAAAGTCCGGTTTACTGGGTATATTAAAATCCCTTGTAGAAAAAGCTATAAAACTACTCACAGAAACAATACCGAACTTCTTTAGAAGACTTTTTGGTAAAGATCCTAGATATAAGAATGACCCTCGAGTTAAAAACCTTAATGGTGATTGCAAAGATTTGGAAAAGCATACCAATCGAGGACGTCAAATACTTAAAGGTGTCGGAATAGTTTTAGGAGGAGCGGCTGCACTTGCTGGTGGTTATGCAGGAACAAAAATGTTTCTTAATAAGACAAAAGCTGGTAAAAATATAGCTAATAAAGCTAATAATTACATTGACAACACCTCGTATAGCAAAGTAGAGGGATCAAATTCCAACGATAATAAAACAAAATATGTTAAAAACGTTACAGATAGTGAAGGTAACGTAAGCACTACAGAAATTAGTAGTACGGCATTTTATTTAAAGAAATGTACGCACAAAGTACTTTCGGGAATACGTGATATAGACAAAATTGTTACTGGGAAAGTAGAAAACGCAGCAGATGCTGTAAAGGGTTTCGGAGGCAAAGTAAAGGATAAAGTAAAGGACACTGTTAAAAATATTGGTAAGAAAAAAACCGATAATGATAACAAATCCAACCAATCGAAACCTGCTCTTCCTGCAGATAACTCAAATACTTCGGATACATCTGATGCATCAAATACAGATGATCAGAATACTACCAATAGTAATCCAGAGCCGAATCAACAAACAAAAAATGAAGATAACAATAGTACTACAACATCGGAGACGAAACCTAAAAATGACGAAGGTGGACAAACAGAATTAAATGCTCAACAAATGAAAAAAGATTTTATAGGAAGAGTCAGAATTAAAGCTAAAGAAGAAGGGTGGTCTGAGAAAAGAACTAAACTTCTTATAAGAAAAATTATAAATACATCAAACGATCAAGAGGCTTTAAAGGAATTACAGCAATACATGGATAAAATTTTATGATCATCATAATATAAATAATTAAATTCATATACTATTTTAAGTATATGAATTTAATTAAACTGTTGAAAGTGCTTTTGATATCAATGGATAATTAATATACCAAGTATTTAAATCATTATCTTTGCCTCGAGCGTATTTATTTCATAAATAAGTTGTATACACCCATATCATCATCAGAATATATATCCTTTTCATTATACATTCCTTTACTATAACCCCGTTTTATTAATTTAGCCAGTCTCGTATTTGCTTTTTTCATACCACTCTCATCATCGATGTTATACGTTCTACGACTTTCTCCTAAATCCGGTACTAATCCCATAGGAGTGAACATTTCACCAATAAAAAAGAGCTTATGAAGAATATTTAACATAGTATATGTAGATTTCTTACATTCTTTAACTTGAATTATATCAAGATTTAATTTATTTGCATTATCACGTGCAATAAACGAAGCCTCTTTATAATACTTCGTTTCTCCAGTTTCTGGATCTTTAACTGTGCCCACAACATTATTTCTAAAGTACTTTCGAGCAGCTAATGTTCCCGCAACTACACCAGTTTTAACAAGAATTCTCTTTGCAGTCTTTTCTTCAATCTTAAGTTTCCCACATAACTTCTTAAATAATCCAATTTTTTGTTTATCCTCACTACTGGTTATTTCCATCGATTCTACCTTTTTAAAGAATTTTGGCATTTTTTCTTTAAAAAAATTAGCAACTTTCATAAGTGTACTTTTTAGCATGGCAATTGCCCGCTGAAATATATTGGAATGTTTACTTTTCCCGTCAATGGATTCATATGCATATCTATATCCATCATTGAATGCTTCACTATATGTCATTATAATCACCTCGATTACTAATTTAGTTTTGTCCTATAACAAGTCTTATAAATAAGACTTGTTATAGGGTTAGACGATAATCTGTTACCATAATCATGGTAACCGATTATTGTTATGATTTTCTATAAATCGTATTTTTCTAATGATATCATCTTCATTATTATGTCACGCGTCTATCACATCTTATTCTATCAAGTCATAAGGATACAAAACATTAATTTAACATTTTGCAGGGAAATGAGGTGATTATAATGACATATAGTGAAGCATTCAATGGCGGTTACAACTATGCATTAGAAGCTCTTGCAAAAAAAAACGAAAATGATGCAATAAAACTAATAACAGAAACGGTGCCCAATTTCTTTAGAAAACTCTTCGGTAAAGATCCGAAATATAAGAATGATCCTCGAGTTAAGGACATTAATGGTGATTGCAAAGATTTGGAAGAATGTACTAATAGAGGACGTCAAATACTTAAAGCTGCCGGAATAATTATAGGAGGGGCGGCTGCCGGTGCTGCTGCAGGAAGACTTATAAGCAAAACAAATTTTGGTAAATCTATAGGTAAAAAAATCAATGATTATCAAAATGATATTAAGTATGTATCACAGACTGACAGTGAAGGCAAAAAAACGTATTACAAAAGAAATGTAACAACTGATGAAAATGGTAACGAACAATTTGATTTTGAAGAAACTAGTAAATTGAGATATGACATAGATAATTTAGCTCATAAAATAGTCGATAAAATGACTGACATTGGTGGAAAGGCTAATGCTGTTTTTGATAAAGCTGAAGATACATTTAAAAAAGGTGGAGCAAAATTTAAAGACGTTGTAACAGGACCATTTAGAAAGGATAAACCAACTCCTCAAAAACAACCAAAGCCCATTTTCTAATGATATTGACTATGAAGAAATGGAAGATTAATATATTTATCTGATTAAAGATATTGGTATATCAATACATATGATACTTGTATTGATATACCAATTTTATTAATTCATATTTACAATTCTCGAGAGCTCCGATTCTATACTATCATAATCACTAATTACTGCTCCCATCAACCCTTCTAGAGTTAATGATGACCCAGAAGGAATTACTCCGCGATCTATTAAATCATTTTGAAAGTCATCAGTTAACTGAACTATACTTCCAACAAGAGAATCGCCTTCTACTTCATCTACAAGAGATGCTAACGTAGTTTCTACATAATCATGTTTATCTATAACTGCATCCATTAATCCACTAAGAGAAAGTGTATTATTGGATGCTACAATTTTTCTGTCGATAAGATTCTGATTAAAAGTAGTTGTTAAATTACTTATATTAGTTATATAGTCAACAGCTGTATTTACCAGTGTTTCAAATGTTTTATTACTTGATCCGCCATATGCAGTTTGAAGTTTACCTTTAAGAGTAATCAATGAATTTATTGCATTTGTATTAGTAACTGATAATGTATTTAATTCATCATTAGTTACAATTGCTTCAGTAGAAGTCGGATTTGTCGAATTTACAAGTTTAGTTACATTATTAGTAGCATTATTCATTACTCTAATAGATTCTTCTATATACGTTCTTATAATTTCTTCGAACTCATTAAATTCCACGGTGGATGTAATAATAGATTTACTTACTAATAATGAATTTATGCTATCTCTTATATTGGCAGAATATGTGAGATAACTTTTTGCCAAATCAGTAAGTGTTGCTAAGTCTCTATTTGAATTAGTCGATTCGAACCCGTTACTAACAAGATTAGCTTCGAGTTTATCGCGAATATCTATTAATGAACTTATGTATTCGGAAAGTTTCGTATCTTTTATATTCATAGTCTTATCTCTCCTTTCGTTTAAGTTTAGCTATTATATCATTTGTTAAAATGCTTTGGTATAATAGAAAAAATACGTCATAGATAACCTTTTATATAATACTATAAATATGCGAGGTGATTAAATATGATAAAACTTTCTTTTGATAATTATGATAAAGAAGTTTATGAAATAAATTATTTATCAATATCTGAATTGTGCTTAAATATAGAAGGATTAAATAAACGAGTTTTATATTCTGCTATGTATACTTATCAGAATGATAAATCGATTAAACCATATAACTCAGAAGAAATGAAGTTTGTTTGCAAAACTACTGAGGTAATTGATAGCTACATAAAACAAATGAATGCTACATTATCTGTATATGCGAAAATATGGGACTATGATACTATGAAGAGCTTTGATGATCTTAAAAAAGAATGGAGTAAAGAAAATAAAATAACAGTAGGTGTAGCTGCTAGATTTGATAAATTTACAGAGAATATAAAGAGTTTAAAACAAACATTTTTAAATCAGCTCTTAAAATAATAATACAATACAACATATTCGTAAAGAGAAAATATTTTTGTTACGTTTGGAGCATCCTTCTTACATCACAGTGTACACAAATAGGTATTGTACTAATATTAGTACAATACCTATTTATTTTTTTATCTCATAATTAACCTTTATCATAAGTTTAATATAAATTAAAAGGAGGATAATACTATGATAAACAGGAATAAACCATTTATAATTAATATTGATGGTAATGACGGATGTGGTAAAACTACAATCGTTCAAAAGTTATACGAAAATCTAATTATAGGGAATTTTAAACCTAAAATATATAAGTTTCCTTCTTACGGATTAAAATATGCAGGTCCGGCAGAATATATAATACAAAATGGTATACAAGATATTGATTTCATAACATATTATATGACATTTTGTATCGATCGTCGATTTGCATTTAAAGATATTTATAATGATTATATCAATAATACAGTTAATGTATTTATATTTGATCGGAGTTGGGTATCTGGAGTATTATATACATTGGCAATGTTGCATTGTAATGAAGATGAAGTATATGAATTTAGTACCGAAGATATGCATCGAGTAAAATTCTTTAAAAATATGGAATTTGGGAATTCATTAATATGTCATGATCCGATACAAAATCAAAATCGAATTAATATTGCAGATAATGATAGAGCTCGATTATTCTTTAATACATCCAAACCAACAGTCGTGAATGAGTATAATTATATAAATATTATGCTTTGTCATACATCGATTGATAAAAATATTGAAATGCTTAATTTAAACAATAAAAAACTTGATAAAATTGAAAGCGATAATAAGCTTTTTAATAAAGTATATGAAATATCTACCAATAAAGATTTTCTTAAATCAATTGATACTGATAAGCAAATTAGAAATACATTTAGGATCGATCTTGAATATGATGATGATCCAAGTAAATTTAAAACTATTGATGATATAATGGTAGAGGTAGTTGAATTGATGAATGTTACTAACTTCACTTATCCATTCATAATGAAAGACGGTGATACAATTGAGAAATAATATACATGATAAAGAGTATTACATCAATATGTATAAAAATGAAATAATAACTCATCGGAAATATATTGAAGATATTGAGAAACAGCAGGCTGAAGATGCTAAAAATTCCAAAGCCCCGGATTTTAAATTGGAATCACAAAAATCTAAATTATTAGGTTTAATAAAAAAGAATTTATATCTATTAGATATGATAGGAAACCCCGAAATAGAAGTTGATACAGAAAATGAAATGTAGATTTTGAATACATATCATTTTAAAGGACGTCAAATCAATTAAACCCTAAGAAAGGAGTGAGTGCCGATATGAAAATCGATTATATCGGTAAACCTCAAAGACCATTTAAAGATCTGATTGAGGAATATTCGAAGTCGTATCTTGTATTGGAAGATGTATTATCTACAAGAGATACGTATCGGGTAGTATATCAGGATATATTGGATATACTAAAGTATGGATTCGAGTATGAGCTTATCAGACATAAGATGATCAAATTCAAACTTTGTAAGAAAAGTAAAAAGATGTATGAACTTCAAATGAATCATTTCTTATCTAATATGATTCTTTGGAGGGCGTTTGTTGAAATGGATAACGCTGACACTATTTCGGAAGATCATATCTTTAATTTCCATATGGCATCATTAAATGACATTGTGGATTATATAGATTCAAAGCTTCTTCCAATATGCGATCTTCCACTTCGGGAAAAGAATAGAATGGTAGATGATATGGCTTATCATATGAGAGCTATATCTACAAGTTTCTCTATAATAATGGGTATGGGAATGAGTGTATATAATATTTACACTATGGAAAAGCAATATCCAGAAATCGGAGAAATAATGTATGGTACTATCGATTCAAGCTTACAACCGGTCGAAATCGAAAAGATTCTTCATGAAAGAACTGAGCGGTTAGTTGATTTATTTACATTGAGTGATAATGATTTAAGACCATTATTTTTATCCGGTAAAAACCTATCCCAAGACCAATTTAAAGAGATAATGGTAAAAATCGGTCTTAAGGCTGATCCGAATGGAAATACGATTCCATTTCTGATTGATTGTAATATTTTGGTTGATGGTATAAGTAGACCATCATATCAATACCTTGAAGCTAAATCTGCAAGAAAAGCATTGGTTCTTTCTAAGACAAAAATGGGCGATCCGGGGAGCTTCTCAAAGAAAATCAATAACAATACTAACCCTACAGTTCTTAGTAAAACTACAGAGTGTTGTAATTCCATGGAATATATAGATTATTATATAGCGGATGAAAAATATCTTAAATTACTTGATAAGAGATATTATGTAGATGAAGGCGGTTATAGATTACTTAATTGGACTAAGGATAAACATCTTATAGGTAAAACTGTTAGTTTTAAATCTCCGATGACTTGTACATGTAAAGATGGAGTTTGTAAAACGTGTTATGGTGCTTTATCGGATATAAATGCAGATTTATTCTCTATAGGTGGTTATAGTTCAACTAAAGAATCTGAACCATATGGTCAGAGAATCCTATCATCTAAGCATTCTCAGATAACTACATCCCAGCTCATTCAGTTATGTGATGACTTTTATAATATATTCGAGATGTCTTCATCTGAAATTACAATCAGACAAGACTTTGAAGAAGATGCATATATTCAATTCGATAATATAACAGTCGAAGATGCAGGAGATGAAACATTCTATTTTACATCTAAAATCAATATATTAGATACTAAAGGTAAAATAATATTTTCTATATATGAGGAGAATGGAGTAAACTTCTACTTATCTCCTGAACTTATAAATTTATATAGAAAATCTCCGGATAAACCAATATCTCTTGATATATTCGATGATTCTACAATACTCTTCTATACAGAGATAAAGAATGTTGAACTTTCTAAACCTCTTAATGATATAGAGGATCTTATTAATAAGAATGATCATCTAGGTTGTAAAACATTATCTTCTATCGCTCAGAAGTTCTTGGAACTTAAGATAGCTGCAGGAATTATGTATAATGCAGTACATCATGAGATAATATTAAGACAACTTGTAAGAAAGAAATCAAATGTTCTTGAGAGACCCGATTTTAGTCCTACAGGTGATCCTGATGATTATCAGATATTGAGATTGAATGATGCATTATTTAGGAATCCTTCACCTACTATTTGTCTTACTAATTCATATTTAAGAAAGACTTTAATATCACCTGATCTTTATGAGAAATCACAAATTTCTCCTTTGGATCCTATGTTATTAGAGAATATCTATGGAGTAAGAAATAGAGATGAAGATCCTGAATATACTAAGTCGTTAATAGAAGAAGATTAATTATATATCCCATATAGCATAATGCTATATGGGGTTTTTCTCTATTATCACTTATTTGAAAATAATTCATAAATATATTATTTATGAAATATAATAATTTACGTGGAGGAATTAATATGGATAAATTGCGAACTGAAATTGAGGAGCTGTCAAGAATGTATAATGATATAGAAAGGAGCGGACACATCATAACCAGCCTTAAATATGACGGAAAAACTATACACGTTATGAAAAATGGGCTTCTCGCTTCTGCTGCTTGGTTAAATAGTCTTAGGGATATATATATTATTAACGTTCATCCAAGTAATGTGAATTATAAGCATGTACTTGCACATGAATTGGGGCATATTTTCTCAGGTCATTTTATAGACACGAACACTCTAACCACCACTGCTAATAAATATAATGCGTCGGTACTATTATGGGCAATTAATCCGATGGAAGTAGAGGCTGAGGCTTTTGCGTGTGAGGTTATGGGGGATAGAATCGGTACTACATTTGATGGTATTACTACAAGAGATTGTTCATGTATGTTAGAGTATGTTGTCTCAAAAGCATTACGAATATCTTTCGTATGGCTATATATGCACAACAAAGCGGTAGTACGAAGATTTTACTCATTACTTAATAATATTATTAAATAATAATACTATTCTATTATTATCTTTATATTTCCATAGACTATATGAAATAAACGGGGCAACCCGTTTATTTTTTCTCTATTATCCGTATTTTTAATTATTTCGTAAATATATTATATAGGTGACATAATAAAACGTAATATATTTTAAAAAGGGAGGAATTATTATGTTATCTATACTTAATAAGTTGATCAATAAGGAACTCAACGGGTTTAAGAACCCAATTAATTTCTTAGAAATGGGTACCGCTGAGTTGGTTGAGGGAAAAGATTACGAGAGATTTTGTATATGTGGAAGATTTATAAATTTCGCATATGCAATTAACACCTTCGAAGTTGCCTGCGCAACAAAAGTCGATGGTGAAAACTGGATATTATTTGCCGGAGAAGGCGATTATAAATCGCTTATAAAAGACAACCCGGACATGATGAAAGTGATAGAATTCGTATTCTATCACGAAATTGGGCATGTCCTTTATGACCATATTGAAAATAATAAATCGGGCGAACATCGCATCGATTATACAATTGAAGCACAGGCAGATGCTTATGCATGCTATGTGCTTAATATGGGCATCGAAGAGTACATCCAAATGGAGGAAACCTACTCATTTGGATGTACTCCAGAATCGATAGAGGTTGTAAAAACCGAAGTCGAAAGAATGAAAAGAGAGGAGTGGTGATCCGTCACCGCTTCTTTTTTTCTGCATTTTAATAAATTTCAAATATATATTATATAGGGGATTCGTGGAAAGAAAAACAAAATGAAAGGAGTGATATTCATGAATCAGAATAATAATTGGCATTATGAAATGCCTGAGTTTGCTAAAGAGGCATTTCGTAGACGGGATGCAAGAGAGGCAAGAAAACGGAAAGTACGAGCAATATCGAAAATTACGATATTCGCTGCAGTATTGGTTATTTCGTTCGTCGGCATCGGATTTCTGACTCGGACTCACGAGTCCACAAAAAAGCCGAACCTCAATATTGATGTATTGTCTTCGGACTTTGTAGTCCAAGGAAAGACTGTTATTGATCCAAACGATGAAAGTTCGAAAAGAACTTTTTATCGTATCGAGGATATTAAAACAGGGGATACATTTTTATATTGCGTAGAAACAGGAATGATCAGGAAAGTTAATGATTGATTCCATTTCTACATGCTGAGGCACTGATGTGCCTCTTTTTTCTCAAGAAATAAATTATTTTTTTATTAATCGCAAAAATAAAAATATATCATTTATGCGTAATTACATAGTAATGATATGGTTGAGGGTGATGTTATATTATAACCAAATCAATCATAAATATATATTACAGAAGGGAGACGATTACTATGATAATTATAGATGATAAAGATGCCGCTATCGCACAGAGCAATACATTATTTATAGTGACCCATGATGGCGTGTTTCATGCGGATGATGTCTTTTCGGCAGCTTTACTTGCGAAACTTGGCGAGTGGTTGGGTAAAAATATATTTATTCATCGTACTCGCAACATCACCGATGCACTTAAAGAGTCCGCTGATATAATTTTTGATGTTGGTTATGGTAAATTCGACCATCATCAAAAAGATAAGAGGATTCGAGAGAACGGAATTCCTTATGCTGCGTTTGGGTTGTTGTGGGAAATATATGGCAGAAGCTATATTAAATACTATAGCGCCCGTAACGATCTGAGCAATGTTAACGATGATAACATTGATGATGTATGGAAGTATGTCGATACTCAGTTCGTAGAACACATCGATGCTGCAGATAACGGCATCGAACATGAACATACGTCCATGTCTATTTCGTCGATGATTCATCTCTTCAATCCAAATTGGGATGAAGGAGATGACTTTAGTCGGAAATTTATAGACGCGGTCGATATAGCAGACGGCGTACTCGAGAGAGTCGTCGGTAATGCTATTTCTAAAATTGCAGCTAAAGAAGCTGTTATAGCCGCAATACAAAATAGAAAAGATGAGCGGGTGGTCATATTAGATCGTTATATGCCGTGGCAAGAATACCTCTTGCAAGAGGAATCGGCAAATGGCATCTTGTATGTTATTTATCCGAGTATTTCTGGCGCTTATAATGTTCAAGCCGTACCTGATGCACCGAATTCAACTGGTATGCGTAAACCATTACCTGAATCATGGGTACAGGATATGAGTATTGCCTATGAAACGAGTGGTGGTAAGATATCGTTCATACATCCTGCACGGTTCTTGTGTGGATGCCCCACATTGGAAGACGCGATAACCATAGCGGAATACGCGGCATATTGATAAGATACGAATTTTCGTGAAATCAAACAGGCGGTGTAAATTGCTGCCTGTTTATTTTTTTTCTATTATTCTGAATTTAAAGTATATATCATTTAACATGTAACTCGTCATTTTTATTTATAATTAAGGAGGATATAATTATGATAGTAGAAGATCATATTATTGAGACTGACCAACCACATACATGGGTAAGAATGTTATTTTGGAAATCTGGTAATTTTGCTCAAGCTGATGCTATCAAGATGGCAATTATTGAGTTGAGCTGCAGAGAAGAAAATATCGGTATGTTAACTGGAACTAAGAATAAGTTTCATGTTAATGAATTCAAAGCTGATAAAAGAGACGGAGTAATTGTATTATATTCATTATCGTTGTCGGATGTATGGAGACAATATGGGAAAGAATGCCTTCGTTATGTTTTACGGAATCATAAGTATTATTCTGAGAAATTTATCGATGCGACATATGATAGTCTATCATCTGAGATTTTTGCTGATAGCGAAACTCCGGATTGTGATTTTAATTTCATCGACGATGCTTATGATTATTTTGATGGTTATGATTGGTCATTTTTAAAACCGAAAGCATATCCAACCATTGAAAATGATCATGTTGATGACTTTATTGAATTAGAGGTTACAATGAAGGCGATTTTGAAACGGTCGATACAATCTGAATATCGTACAATCAGAATTGAATCTCGTATGACGGAATATCATATTGAAGAATTTAAGAAGTGTGCAGATGAATACAAAGATAAGCCATATATCGTATTACCATATCTGGTATATCTCGATTATAATGTTCGTGAAAAGTATAGCGATATCATTCGTTCTAAAAAGTTCTTCATTGAAGATGGTATCAATAGTAGACATATCGGAAGTTCAGTCGGATATAATTACCGGGTAACTTTAAGTACGTATTTTGCAAATGGTAGGTTTCCACTAGATGTTTACTATGAATATACTAGTTTGGAAGAAAATAGTGGAAAAGTTGGTGGGGTTGATATATTTATACCAACACCAGTTGTTAAATCAGTAAAGTCGGGTCAATCTGACTATATTATTGCATTCTTTACTAAAACTGCAGAAGATGGTATTAAAGTTACTCAATACATTATTGATAAATATTTAAGTGTATAAAAACTACACCCATTGCATCACGCCTTTCTTGTAAGAATAATCGAGTAGCAATTTAAGCTACTCGATTATTTTTTCTATTAAAAAATAATTATATCTTATTTTTGTAGCAACTTACACTTAAATCGAAAGGAGGTAGAGATTAATATGCCGAAGAAAAGAAAGACTCTAAAAGACTTCGACTGTCCAAAAACTATAACTATAAACTCTACCGGAATAATGATTCATCCATATGTTAAAAATCAATCTAAGTTAATAGAATCTATGTGTTCTATTAAGGAATTTAATGGAAGATTCTATCATAATGTAGAAACTACTGGGTTCTATATGAAAGAGATTGATATGTTTTTAACACATGAATGCTTTCAAACAAAGTTATTGCAGGAGCAATTCCCCGATTATATTATAGATATTAAAACACCTGACATGGGAAAACAAATACCTACGTATGAACTTAATGATGATATTGATCTTACTGATGTACAATATGATGTTATGAGTAAAGCTATAAATTCAAGAAGAAATAAGATCTTCTTAAACCTTCCTACTGCAATGGGTAAAACGGTAATAGCTATTCAACTAATGATATCTGTATTATCAAAAAAGGTATTTATAATGTGCTTTAGAAATACCATATTAAAACAATGGATAAGAATGATGAAAGAACATACAAATACTGATATGAGTAAAGTTTGTCTCATTGATTCCGGGGCACAATTAGACGCCATTCTGGATAATAACTTTGTACAACAAGATTGTCATATATTCCTTGCAACTCCGACCTTATTGCATAGATTTGGAGAAAAGCACGGGTGGAATAAGATTAATGATATATTCACAAACTTAGGAATTGGTGTTAAGATTTATGATGAAGCCCATAGACATCTTGGGAATATTATAAAAATTGATGCAGTAACAAATGTTTATAAAACTATTTACCTTTCGGCTGATTTCAAACAAGCAGATGAGCATAAAAATCGTCTGTATAAAAGAGTATTTAAGAATGCTGATGTATTTAAATTAGATCGAGATGTCGTTGATGATCTTAAATATACTAATGCAATAGTAATACATTACTCTACAAATCCGACTGAAGAAGACCGAAAGAAAATATTTGGTAATAATCACGGTTTTTCTAAATTTGAATTTATGAGATATGAAATATCGCAAAAGATATTATTAAATGCGGCTAAGCATTATATTAGTATAATACAAGAATCTAATAAATTTAATAGCCGTATATTAGTATTGGTATCGTTAGTAGAACACGTTGAATTATTATACGAGGAATTTAAATCTATATATAGTGATTCATATATAATCGGAAGATTTCATTCCAAAGTTCCTGAAGATGAAAAGAAAGTTGTATTATCATCAGCTCAGATAATAATATCCACGTATCAATCCTTTAGTACAGGATTAGATTTACAAGGAGATAAAATTGGTCATATATTATCATTAGACCAAGTCAATGAAGTTGAAGATAATCAATCTGCAGGAAGAGGAAGAAGAGATGATCGATTTGATACGTATTACTATATATTCGTAGATGATAGTTTTCCTTATTGTATAAGAAAATTACGTAAACGATTGCAATACTTATATAATCAAAAAATCAAACAAATATTCTCTTTGCGATATTAGTAAAGGAGGTTTATAAGTATGGCATATGCTGCCAAACAAGACTCTGCTAAAAGAACGATGTTTAGAGCAAGAGGATTGATAGTGGAGTCTTTTATGTACAGACCTGAAGTAACCGTTCATCCAAATGATGAAAATTCAGAACGTAAAGGTTACTTAGCCGAATTTAATCCATTGATATTATTTAGAACCGTAAGCATTGATAACCGAGCCGAGAAAAATATATTCAAGGTCAATCAACGGAATCATTACAGAGTTCTTAAAGCATTAAATACGGCATTTTCATGGTTCTTTGATGAAAAACTAAAGAATTTGTTTTATGAGAACGAAGACGGTCAATTGTGTTATAATAATGAATACAACTATTTGGAAGTTAACCTTAAAGATGGTGCAACTACTATACAACGGTTAAAGATAATTCCATCGGTAGTTGTAGATAAAGATGATAGAGATTGTGAAGGTATACTTATGTATATAAATTCATCATCTAGTGTAGCTCGATTGACTATAACTCAATTTCAAGATCTATTTGGAATTATAAAGAATTTTAGTTTCCAAAATGAGATAAGTATTCTCTATAATCTAATGAATGAAATGAGAGATCATGGCGGTTGGATACTAAATACCCAAGGGTACGGAATGAATATTGATAACAGTAAGTTATTCAAGAGTCTTGTAAATGCTACACCCGGGAAAGAGGTATCAACTCATACTCCGGAAGAACTATTAAGTTCTTTAAATAAAGGAGATGAGTTTAAATTTGCAATAGAAAATGATGTCGTTGGAGAAATGAAAGAAGTGTAATCAATTAAAAATAATAATGAAGGAGAAAAGAAGTATGGGAAGAAAGAAGAACGAAGAGAAGAAATCAACTGATCCTATTAATGTTTATTACAAGTCGTCGTATATTCCATTAGGAGAGGCATTATATGGTGTAACATTATTTCCTGATAATATTACGACGATTAAGTACTCCGAGTTGAAAGATATTGCGTATATCTCTAATGATACATTCTATGTATTACGTGGTCCACTTCCGAAGGATGACAACAGCTATTTAGAACCGGGTATTTATGAAAATAGTAATGGGTTCCCTGAGATAAGAGAACCCATTACAGATGATGAAAAAGAGAAATACTCAGTGTCTAAGAATATAATTGATACTTCGAAAGAGAATATCATTGAGGTACTTAAAAATAACGATAAGATATTCGTTACGGTAACCGAAGGCGGCAATATATTCAAACCGGAAATAAAGAAAACCGATGATATATTAAAGAGAGCTATCAAGAAAGTTCTTAATGAGAAGAACTTAGATATCGACTTATATAAAAATCGGTTTAGTGATAAGAATGCGTTTTTAAACTTCAAGCAGGTTATTAAATCAGACTCAAGGTTGTCTATATTATTATTTGAAAGAGGATGCGATGTCCTCAACATGAAATATACATTAATAATAGAAGAGAAGTCTGAAGATGATAATGTGGGAAACCGCTTATCAGAACCTATTGTAGTTTCATCAGAAGATGAATATGTAATTTAAAAGTACTGTAACATATATTTAAAGACGTAAACAGTTATGTAAAATTTGTTCAGTTTTTAACAACTCCTTGCATTATATATAATACCTCTATATGGATATCCATATAGAGGTATTATAACACTTTTTCAAAGGAGTCAATCAATAAACTATGATCAAATCAAAACAAACAATATACAAAAGAAACCTTTTAAAATTATGTTAGCTATTTTTTTTATTAATATAACTTTGAAACCTTAATGTAATAAGGAGGTCGATAATTATGGTTTATACAACTTCTGAGCTTTTAAATCTTATAAAACAAGATATGGGACTTAGGGACCTTCCGAGAACTATTACCGATCAAGATATGTTAGATAGACTCCAGAATTCTGCACTAAAAGAATTTTCAATTAGATGCCCATATCGTGTAGAATCATATATAGGTGTTAATGAGAAAATTGATGCAGGTATGTGGAATAGAAGAACTGTATATAGAATTCCTAAAACATTTTATATGGGATCATCTATATTACAAGTTAATAGAGTTGATCCTATAGGATGTGATACATATGGCGAATTTTTTGATTTTAGTGTGGCTCCTGATGTGCTTCTTAGTACATTAGCAGATTATAAGTTATATGCAACATTACAAAATTCAATGTATCCTGCTTTAACTTTCAATTTTAGAAAACCTGATATATTAGAAATATACAATGGTTGGATTGGAAGTTATGTGGTTGAACTGAGTATAATTCATGATAGTTCTCTTGCAACTATACCTGATGGAGCATCATCGGCTTTCAGACAACTTGCATTATTAGATATGGAAGAATACTTCTATAACTCATTAAAGAGAATTGAAGATATAAATACAGGTGTAGGTCAAATCAGTCTTAAAGTAGATCAATGGTCTAATGCAGGACAAGAAAAGAGAGATTTACTTAAACAGTGGGATGAGGATGCCAATCTTGATGTTGACGCTATAATGCGTTTTTAGTAAATTACAACTTATTAATGCTTATTAAAAATAAAGGAGGTAATTATATATGAATATATATGGATACGAAGATGCCTTCAATGATGGTATGATGGCAGCTTATGAAGACCTTGGATTAGATTCATCTGATCTCGATCTCTATGATGATGTCGACGATGTATATGAAGGATATGATGATGGTTTGTATGATCTTGATTCATTTGATCCTTATAGTAATCAGTATGCAGGTGAGGGTTATTATGATTATGATAACGTTGATGATGATTATGACTATGAACTCGATGACTATGCTGAAGAGAGTTTGAAGGATTATTTCAACTGGAGAAAAGAAAGAAAGATCGATAAAAAGAATACAAAGTATTATCTCAATAAATATACTTCAATAGCCAGATCTCTTACAAAGGAGCTTAAAGCTAAATGTAAGGAAGCATTGCAGGAAGCTCAGACTAAAGCAGAAAAGATTGCGATAAAGAGAAAATTCGATAACAAGATAGCTCGAGTTTGGGAGAAATGTGAAGCTCTTAAAGCAAATATCCCAAATAAAATTAAAGAGCATGATTCTGCAATTAAGAAAACAAAATATTAAAGTAATCTGTTAATATATTTTATTTCTCTTTCCTTATCAAGTTAAAGAACCTATATTGGATTTATTATGATCCAATATAGGTTTTGATTCTATTAAGCATTCATATAATCTTTAAATGAACTTCCGGATTCTCCTGCTATTTTAACAGCATCCCTAATGAGCTGGGGATTACCAAACCTCTGTAATTGCTTTTTAATCCTTCTAGCAACTATTATTTTTTTAGCTGGAGTTAAAGCATTAAAAGTTTGAAGTTGTTTTCTAAGTTTAGCATAATGCTCCATTGCTAAAGGTTTAATAATATCATATTTTCTACATTCTTGTATTATCTCATCATGTTCTTTAGTAGTTTTTGGTCCGTATTTATCATCTTGGATTTTATTACCAATTAATCCACCAGCTACCATTCCAACAGGACCGGCAAGTGCTCCTACCGCAGCACCTTTAAGAGCACCATCCCATCCTTCCATTGCAGCTTCTAAAGTATTGTAATAACTATACATGTATTATACACCTCCCTATTAAATATATACCTTCTCGTATGTGATTATATAACTATCAGTTGCGCGATTACCTCTATTCTCTAATCTTTTGTATGCAACATTTTTAGATCTATTTATATCTTGTATTGCACTATTAGCTGCATTAGCATGGATATTTTTACCATTCATAGATTTAGACGAATTAACTAATTCTTTCGATTTATTTCGGATTTCTTCTGCTTTATCATTTAATGATTTAATTCGTTCATCATGATGTTGCCTATCAGCCATTTCCGATTCAAGAGTTTTGTAGTAGCTGTACATAAACATACCTCCTCTTTTTAGTCGAATAGAAATTATATATAAGTTTTTAATTAGAGTCTAAAACATTTGATTAATATTTACTTTTATAAATGAAAGGAGATAAATAACTATGAGTAGAAATGCATTTTTGGACGGATTTGATGCTTGCTTAAGAAACCTCGATATGCATGATGATATGGCTTATGAATCTCTTGCAGAAAGTATTCCGGATGAGGAATATGAACTTGCACTTGAACAGGGTTATGATGATGCCCTTACAGATATATTTAAAGGGGTATCTGATAAAATAGATAAAAAATATAATCCTAGCCTTATGGTCGCTAATGAGAAATCTGTAAGAGGCAGAAGAGGTAATATTGGTCCACGATAATAAGTCGATAATTAAAATATAAAGATACATAGCTAATTATAAAGCTATGTATCTTTTAACTTTTTATATAATTTTTAAAGATGTAAGAATGAGTAACTATGAAAATAAACAATATTCATACCTCCGTAATTAGTTTAAGAAATTAAGGTAATTAAATTTTGTATTTTTCCGTATTTTCAAATATCTCAAAAATATATCATATAAGGGAATAATAAATAAAATTATAGCCGGGAGGCTTTAAATCTGGAGGTACCGTTATGAATACAGAAGTGAATACAACTGAAACTTTTGAAGATGAGTTTGGTGTTTGGGAGAGAACTGAAGAACTTCCCCCTAACATCGTACGAGATCTTGAGAAACGTGCAAACGGTGAACTTAGCGTGTGGGATTTTGAAGAACCCACCGTGGTCGAAAAAATTCAAATGTTCATTGCCGAGGCATTGAACGAAATTAGATGGTTCTTTATTAAATTGAAGAATCGTTATTAATAACATTAAGCCTGACTTTAATTAGTCGGGCTTAACCTAATTATTTTTTCTTATTTTTTTTATATCTATATATTATTGGATATGAAAAGCATTAATAATAAGGAGGACTTAAATGAAGATAACACGATTAATATTGAAGAACTTTGAAGCAATAAAAGCGTCGATGAATAAGTATGAGATAGATATTGATTTATCGAATCTTGATAATCTCATCACGGTTATAATTGGTAAGATGGGATCAGGCAAAACTACCATATTAGGTCATCTTCAGCCATTTGCAAATTATGGTACAATTGATATTAGAAATGGGGATGATCAGATAATAGAAGGAAAAGACGGATTAAAGCAATTGTATATAGAGGATAATGAAACGAAATATGTTATCACCCATAAATATATTGCTAATAAAGATAAGCATTCTACTAAGAGTTATATTACCAAGAATGGAGAAGAGTTAAATCCGAATGGTAATCAATCATCGTTTAAGACTATGATAGAATTAGAGTTTGAAATTGATCAAACATATTTGGTTTTAATGAGATTAGGTTCTAACGTACAGAACCTAATTAATATGACTTCTACAGAAAGAAAGAAATATATAGCTAACTTATTAACAGAAGTTGAGTTCTATGCATTACTTAATAAAACTCTTAGAGAAGATCATAGAAAAATAAGTGCCCATATGGATGTACTCGGAAACCGCTTATCAACTCTTTCACATCATAAATCAGATGATATGGAAAGTGAATTAAGAGCAAAAACTGCTAAATGCTTATCATGTGAATCAGCTAGGGATGAAATAAAAGAAAAGATACATACTTGCATAGCAGAGCAGTATGTAGCACTAAATAAGCGAGATTTGAATTCACATAAGCAACATATACGTGAATTAGGAGATATTGTAAATCAATTAGAGGAAGAGATAAAAAATGATGAATCTAATATAGAAACGTTATCATCTGAATATAATATAGATGAGATAAATAGAAAGATTGGCTCTCTTCAATCTAATATATTCTCTCTTAAAGAAGAAATAATTCATCTTGATAATCAGTATCAACAGGAATCTTCAGAGTTGAGAAAAGTAAATGATAAAATAGCAATGATACAGAATAATGAGCAAATGACTCTGTTACAAGATAAATATAATGATGCTATAAAATCTATAGAAGAGTTTAAAAAGAGAATAGAAGGATTTGAATGTAAACAAAATTCTCTATTCATTAAAAATCTTCTTATCGATTTAGAAATGTTTGGTTCTCAATTAAATGACTTATTAGGATATAATAAAGATACAATATATTCATTATATAAATCAGATTCTACTATATTAAAATATGCAGCTAATAAAATAGAAGCACTAAATGCATATAAATATAAACTTCAGAGGTCTATTAATAATATCAAATTCTTAGTTAACTATGTGCCGGAGGGAAAAGTTTACACTCCGCCAATGTGTCCTACAGTAGATAGAGATGCTCAAACTAATTATTGTCCATATTATAAAACTCATCCTGTTAATCAACCTGATAAGACAGAGAAAGAATATCTTAAGGAATTATCTGAGATAGAGAATAAGATTCAATCTACGGATGTAGAAATATATAAGTTCTCAGATTATCCCATGATATATAATAGATTAGTTAAACTCAAAATATCTTGGAAAGATATTAAATCCCGTCTTAATTCATTAGATGTATTGAGAGTTAATGATCTATTAGACGTATTAAGACATCCGGAGAATCAATTCTATTCTCATAAGAAGTTAATGGAGAAATTAGAACTTTGTGAAAAGAGAGAAAAATATTATTCTCTTACAGAAAAAATACAAAGTATGCGAGCAGAACTTAATGAATTTTCTAAGTATGATTTTGAGTATTTAAGCTCTCAACGTCGACAAATATCGGGCTCTGTGAAAGAAATAAAGCTCAGTATAAACACCAAGGAAGATTTATTAAATAAGGCAGAAAATGAGTTAAAGAATCTAGACTCCTTATATTATCGGATTTCGAGCCTTGAAGAACTCAAAATAAACCTAAAAAATAAAAAAGAAAGTTTTGGAAAATTGGAATCACAACTTATTGAAATGAATCAAAATCTTTCTAAATATTATAGATTAGAAAAGACGAAAGAAGCTTTAAAATCGGATCTAAATTCTATAGAATTAGATATAATATCTTTAACTAAATCTATTAGAGAATTAGAATCAACATTAAAAGATATTGATTATACTACTAAAGAATATAAAGAAACAGCTCAAAAAGAAATGTATCTTAAATACATGATAGAAGCTTCGTCATCTAAGAATGGTTTACCACTAATCTTTGTAAAGAGATTTATATCTACAACTAAAGATACTATTAATGATATGCTATATGAAGTATTTAATGGAAGTATTGAAATCATAGATTTTGAAATACAAGAGAATGATTTCTCTATACCATATTATACTAATGGAACCCGAGTTGATGATATAACCAAAGCATCACAAGGTGAACAGAGTATCATTAGTATTGCTTTATCATTTGCATTGATGCAGAGATTTATGAAGAAGTGGAATATTCCTCTTTTAGATGAGGTAGATGGTCCGTTATATAAATCGGATAGAAATAAGTTCTTATCTATACTATTTAAGCATATAAATCTAATACGAGCAGAACAGGTGTTTATAATAAGTCATAATGATACGTTTAGTGGATATCCCGTAAACATTATTATGACTACGGAAGAAGTTGTCGATAACCCAGAATTAGTAAAGGTTATCAAAGTCAATTAAATTTAAGGAGGATAAATCAATGTGTGATACAATTAATGAAAAGCATGCTACAACAGGATTGACAGTGGAAGAATCTGCAGATGCTTTAGAATTTATGGGATATCTTATGCACAGATTATATCAAAAGACCGGAGAAGAAAGATATAGGGAATATTCAGAGCTAGTTTCGCCTTATGTGGATTATACAAAATCATAATTGGGTGCACCATATGCGTATTTAACCTATATCTAATAATAAAGTCAGTAAAGCCTATGAAATGGCTTTACTGACTGCATTTTCTAATATTTCAAAAATATATTATATCAGTGTAACATAGCGGGAGATCACGGATCTCATAAATTAATTTAAAGGAGGCGGTAATATGTTACATTTGTTTTTTACTGAAAAGGGTTCTACAAAGGATATTGAAGCAGTGATACTTGGATATGGAGCAGCATCAAATGCTCCGATATTCAAAACTAAATCGAAGTACGTCAATACCCACATGGGCAATTCAGTCCCTGCCGACATCTTTCATGGGTTGATTGTTGAAGATGAAAGCGGGAAGAAAACCGTGGTAGATGCAATCATCACGGGAACTTCGTTCTGGTCCTCAGCGGATGGACCGTTCGGAGTATTCAAAGGCAAGAACACCAAGTTATTTGCGTCATATAGACGCGATGTACTTGCATACCTTGATCAAAAGATAGCGTTACACGATGCTATCGGGTATGATACCGATAACGATGTGTATGCTATTTACGCTGCAATAGCAGCGCGCGATAAGGGCGGATTCTTCATGAGGAAGTCGTTTATCGTGAATGTTAATCGTTATAAAGAAACCTGCAAATGGCAGGTTTCGAAAACTGCAAATAAGGTTGCAGGTTCCGCAGATGCTTTTGCGGATACCGAAGACGTATCAGACATTCAAAATCGGATCTTGCGTTTATCTAAGAAAACGCAAGGCAATTCTAAGTCTAGCAACGACGACATCAACATCGATGAGATTATCGACGATCTCGATGAGTTGAACTTCGTATGAGCTGTGTAAGATAGAAAAAAGAGCTACGCTATATCTACATAGGTAGCTCTTTATTTTTTTCTTAAATATACCGTACTTGATACTGTCTATTGAGTTGATCCGTAGCCTGTTGAGAATCAGGTTCTATTATAAAGTTCAATTCATTTACATTACTAGGTACTGGATAATCTGATAGTATATCTCCGTTCTTTGTTTCAGCAATAATTTTACTTGGATTTTTTTCTTCATCGATTAATAGTACATAATGAACATCTTCATTTTCGTATTTGATATATTTGTCAGATTCAGTTTCCTCATCTACATCTTTATTGAAATATTTTTTTCTAATGAACTCATCATTGTTTTCCATAGAGTTTAATACGTCATTAGGATCTCCATCATCATATACTGGAGCACCTGACATATTCTCTCTACCGCCTACGGATTCTACTAAACCTGCGTTATTAAGAAGAGATTGAAGAAGATGTGCATTTTGTATAGACATACCTTCTCCATCATCATCTTTCTTATTTGCATTCTTTTTTGTAATGATATCAAACTTAATCTTCTTTATATTACTCTTTTCCTTTATTGCCGATAATCTCGTATTATGAATTTGATTTTTTGCCGTAATCATATCAGCTAGATTTTTTCTATTAACCCCTTGATGAGACATCCTCATTTTATTAATATCATTCTCTATAGCTGCGGCATCTTTATTAAGTTCAGTAATAAGAGTATTCAATTCTTTCTCTTGAGGTGCAAATGCTTTATTTATTTCTGATTCTTCTTTATCATCCATATGAGTACGAGCATATTTTCTACCCATACCAATAAGATTAGTTTTTAATTCTTCATCTTCCTCAAAAGTTAATGCGTCATCTATATAATCTTCGAAATCGTAATCAAAGTCTTTATCTTTAAGAGAATCGATAAATGTGTCAGTTTCATCAAGAACATCGTCAATAGTCTTTTTCTTTTTATTCTTTTTACTAGTTGTGTGTATATTAGGTTTAGATACGGGTCGTATACCTTTAGAGTTATTATCTGGTATTACAAACTCATCACTATTCCTTAAATTAGATAATAAATCTAATTGCTTACCTAATTCGGACATTTATTATACAACTCCTTTCTACTGTCGATGATTTAGTTAATTCAATGTTAAACTCAATATATTTATATTATTACGTGTATAATATTATAAATAAATAATATTTAGACTTGATAGGAGGAATTGATTATGAAAAGATTTACAAGGGATTTTTTTATCGAACGATATGGGGAGGATGCTGTTAATGGTGTAAATCCTAAATGTCGTTCTCTTTCTAAGATACTTGAGGATGAAACATATGGTCTTAGAGCATATACGATTGATAAACAGGCTTTATTTTTATTATGGGCATTGGTTAGTAGTCTTCGTGTAGTGTTTATTTCATATGGAGTTCCGGATCGTTTAAATGAGATGCGAGAGGTCTTTCCGGAATACTTCGAGATTGCTGAAAAGAAGTTTGAAGAGATATCATTGCTGCTTACGGATATTACTGAGTACCACACAAGCCAGAGAAAAGGGTTGGAGATATATACTATCGCTGGGTTGTCGTTAAAGGATTGCTTAAGTAAATTAAGATTTATTGATGATACATATATCGTAAATCGAAGCGATATAATTAATACCGATAATACAGTTATTGGAATTGAGCATTTTCTCGGATACTGTGAAAGGGCGACTGTGGATCTTATCGGTCGATTCGAATAAGAAATTTTAAATAGATATCATTTAAATGTATAATTAAATAAATCTAAAATAAAGGAGTGGTTGAATATGAACAATCTACACGTCGAATTTATTACACGAAAGACTTTGAAAGAAAGGTATAACTTTTATGATGATGGAATTAACGCACTTTTTAATTATAACGATTGCCGTATATTAGATGACCCAACATTTGGATTTCGATTTAATGGTATTGATAATAATGCAATGGCTAATTTTAGACATTTCGTAGATATTATAAAGTCTGAAATTTGTAGAGTCTTAGGAAGTGAAGGTCGGTATACATGCGGTCCTGATTATGATGCCTGTAAGAATAAAATAATGAATTTCGAAATAACGTTTCGATTTTCATTCTTGCAAAATATATATTTCTTTAAAGCTATTAATTTTTTTAAGTTATATAAGGAATTTTCATTAGATCCGAAATATAATGAACCTGAAATCAGTGATTATTTTTGGTGTTGTAATACAATATCTTTTGCTGAGTTGTGTGATCTAATGATTGATTTTTATTGGGCACATGTGTTTATTTATGAGAATGATAAAGATTCGACGGATCCTGTAGCTAGAAAAACGTATAAATACTTTCGTCAACTAATAGAAAAGGCTGATATCGATCAAAGAAGAGCAAATATTAAGAAATATGCTAATAAATTTTATAATCTCAAGGATATCGAAAGTCGTGTATATAATAATGATGATATATATTTCGTTCGACAAAAATCTGATGGTCCTTATGCTATATCTGCTCATAAAAGTAGTGATTTTCTACGTATATTTATGTCAATTTTTGAAAATTTATTTTTTTACGGTCAAGGATATATATCCAAAGAAAATTATAAGATAGAGAATGATGATACATTATGTAAACCATATGTCATACTTCAAGATGAGAATGACTATATGTAATTTTTATTAACTTATAAATATAACTAGGGGTATTTAGATATGAAAAGGTTTAGTAGAGAAGATTTTATAGAAAGGTATGGAGAAGACGTTGTTGATGGTGTGAATAAGAGGTTCGGTTCTCTTTCCAAAGCACTTAAAGATGAGACATATGGTCTAAGAGCATATTGTATTGATAGATGGTCTCTATTCTTACTTAAAGAAGTGATAGATGCTCTTCGAATGGCGTTTGTTTCATATCATAATCCTGCCTGTCTGGATGAAATGCGAGAAATATTTCCTGAGTACTTCGAAGTTGCCGAAAAGAAGTTTGAAGAAATATCGTGGTTATTTACGGATATTAACGAATACCATACAAACCAGAGAGGTCTTCCGATGTATACTATCGCTGGATTGACTTTAGCAGAATGCTTAACTAAATTAAGGTTTATACACAGTACGTATTTTGAATATGGTATTATCAATAAAAAGAATGCTGGTAAAAAGGATGATCATACTGAAGATATGAGTACCCAAAATGAAAGTGACCAAACACTGGATTTTAATACTTATCATGCCGTTTGTGAAATTCTCAGTTATTGCGAAAGATCTGTAATTGATCTTATGAATAGATTCAGATAATTAATTTTAAATAAATATCATTTAAATGTAATTAGCTAAGGTGAATGTGATCATTTACCTTAACTAATTTTTTACTCTTTAAATGTATAATTAAGTAAATCTAAAAAGATAAAGGAGTGATGATATTTATGAAATTCTTAGGTGAGCCAAGAGTTAATGCGAATCTTATGGCATTGAACTTCATATATTATGAAGGAGAACGAATGCAGAAAGATGATGTATTATATGTCGTATATAAAGATTGTAATCTCAATAAAAAGTTTGTTGAAGAGATTAAACATCCACAAATCAAGTGCTATATTACGAAACCTGAATTTAGAACCTATACACATTATAGAGATTGGATTGATCGATCTTTAACCGATGAATATATTGTATCTTATAAGGATAGATTCTATGAATTATCTAAGGTATTAAAATGTAGGTCTGATGAAGTTAAGTATTCACCATATGTATTCGGAGTTGATATTCCTATAGAGAATATTTATGCGGCGTATTTTGCAAAATACTATGGAGATAATGATACTAAACCTATATCAGTAGGATTCTTCGATATCGAGTCGGATATTATTGATTTTCCTGAGGGTGAAATAGCTCCAATAGGCGAACCTCCGATAAATGCATTATCATATGTAGATTATGATTCTAAATCGGTTCACGGTCTATTTTTAAGAAATTCAAAGAACCCGCAAATAGAATCATTAGAGAACAAAAAAGATGCATTCATTGAAAAGATGAAAGATGAGTTTAAAGATACATTTCCTGAATATACGTATCAACTGCATTTCTTCGATAGAGAGATTGAATTGATATTAGCAGCTCTTCATATATTCAAATATTATGATAATGATTATATTATGGCATGGAACCTTCCATACGACTTAAGAAGTATGATATTACGAGTAGAATATTTAGGTTATGATCCTAAAGAAGTATTCTGGGATAAAGATAATTTCAGTCAACAGGTCTGCTCATTCGATTATCTTGATTCTATCACAGCTCATAAGAGAAAAGAAAAAATAAAGATAGCTATTAAACCTGTATTTATAGATATGCTTGTATTGTATGCAGGTATTAGAAGTGCAGGACCAAAAATACCATCTCTTAAACTTTCTGCAATAGCTAAGAAAGAATTAAAAGATGATAAATATGATTATAGTGAAGTAGCGACTATTCGAACTCTTCCATATGAGAATTATGAGATGTTTGTAAAATATAATATAAAAGATACATTACTTCTTTGCGGAATTCATGAAGTCACTAATGATATATCGGATCTTTATGCACGAACTGCAATAGATGGATTGATGTCGCATGAGATATTTACATCCACAGCTATGCTTACGAATAGCGTTAGAAATTTTATTAATGAGCAAAATTATGTTATGGGTGTAAATCGTAACAAGTTTAAGAAAGATAATATAGATAATTTAGGGTTTATATTATACGATAAGAAAGAAGAATATGAAGAGGTTTTTGATCCTACATCTATGAATGATAGTTATGATGACGATGACGAAGATGATAGTGAATCTAAAAAGAAAGAGAAACAATTCGACGGTGCATTTGTATCGAATCCAACTCGAATGAATTCAACTGGGTTCTATATTAACGGACGAGAATCTCAATTTATTCATGAGCATGTTATTGATTTTGATATAATATCCGAGTATCCAAATTCGATGCGTATAATGAATCTTTCTAATGAAACACTTGTCGGTAAACTATTCTTTCATAAAGACGATAGAATACAAATACCTATGAATAATCTTATATTACAAGATCAAGAAGTTGCTGATTATAAATTGACGCCTGAAAACTATTTTACAGAATTGATAGCAGAAAGAGCAATAGAGGAAATCGGATCGACTTTCCTAAATCTTCCAACTATTGATGATGTAATATCGGAATGTGAAAAGGAGTTAGAATAATATGATTGATGATAAACCCACCTTAAAGAAATTAATCGAATTGAGAGATTTCAATAAGAGATTTAGAAACCTTATAGCTTTATATAATATATCCGATACGTATGGATATATTATCAATAGAGGTGAACTTGAAAAGAATAATATAGTACATTTGGATAGATTCTTTGTATATAAAGAAAGAGTACTTAATTCATTCGGAGATTTAGCAATATCAGTAGAAGGTCTTTATGATGCTTTAAAGAATGTTAAGGTTACTAAGAGTTGTATGTTACCTAAAGAGAAAGGATATATCGTATTAGAAGATAAAAAAGAAAAAGATGATGTAATAGACATTAGGTTTGCTAATTCGAGCTTTATTAACGGCTTACGAGAAAGATATGCAGTGTTAAAGAATCAAACTTATATTGATAGAATATATGATGAATATAATTCATTTATTAAGTTAGATTCGATTGATGTTGATATGATTACAAATGATATGCAAATATCTGTAAATATAAATGATACCCCGGTTTTAATAGATAAAGAGTTATTTACTAAGTCTATTAAAAAAGATGCTGAGATACGAATTGGTAGTGTAAAAGATATATGTAATTATAATGAAAAGAAAAAAGATTTGATATGTGTAACAGAAGGAATACCTATAAGTAATAATGATATAGGTGCAATACTATTTACTGTATTTGCAATCCAGAAAATATAATTTTAAATGATAGGATGATTTACATCGTCCTATCATTTTTTTGGTGATTATAATGTATATCATAAAACATTTAGATAAATTTTTATATAAAGGGGTGAATACAATAAATGGCTAAAACGATGAAAAAGACAGAGTCAACACAAACTACAAATACTGTAGATAGTGTTTCTAAAGCACGTAATAAGATTCCAAAAATTATTCCTTCTTTAGATGATTTATCTGATAAATTACTTTCTTTACTTGATTCTAATTATACCGAAATAACAGATCTTGATAATAAAAATAATAAATTTCAAGAAATAATCAATAGAGAATTAGATGTAAATAAAGGTTATTCTCACGGTTCAATAATCGACTTCACAAGGCATCTTAATAATACAACTAATAGAAGCAGTAATAATTATAAAATGCCTTTTGGCAATAAAGATCCATATGCATTTTTTTCGTCTGTCGCGGGAGATCTTTTTACAGTATTTCAGGATTACTATAAGAATAAATATATCGAGATACAGGATTTAAAATTCATATCTAAATTTATTCCGGCATTGGGAGAAGCAATAAATACAACTAATGACTATATAGCATCAGCAGATGATATGTCTTCATCAATATTGCGTAATATAGAACTTCCTGCAAGTTTAAGTGACGATCAAAAACGTATAGTTACAGCAGAAATCGAAAAAATCGAAAGTAAGTATAATCTTCAGAAGAAGCTTAAAAGTCAGATATTTAAAAATACTTTAGTATCAGGTACTACATATGTATATGCAATTCCATATAGTAAACTCTTTAGTGAATTCTCGAAAATAAAAGCAGAAAATACAAAACAAATCGGTTTATTTGGAAATATGCGAAGTGGTACGGCAGGAGCAATGTTAGGCACTCCTGTTAATTCAGATATTCCTTCTACGAATAATACAATATCATCTCCGGGATTTGCAAGAGAATCATTTATAGATGATTCTACAGGATTTGTATTTGAGAGTTGTATATCAGCTGATGAGAAAGAAGATATATTGAAAACAGTATTAACAAATCTTGATGTTGATGTTAAAGGTAAAAAGAATCTTTCATCAGATGTAGCAGATTTTACTAAAGTTAATTATAGTATACCATATCCTGTATTAGAAAACTTAGCCGGATATGAAAGTTTTCAATCTTATCTATATGAACAAGATATGAATGTAGGATCGAATATTATAGATACAGGTGGAGTTCCTGATGTAGTTAAGTCACCATCGAGTAGTAATACTTCGGGTAAAGTGGAAAATTTTGATAAAATTGACGATGTATACTTTAAAATATTAGACTTTAAAAAGATTATACCTATAAAGATATTCGATAATACAATAGGATACTATTTTATCCATGCTGATAAGAAAAAATTAAATGATAGAATGAATAGAACCGTAATCCCGGGTGTATTAAATACATTGGAACTTAACACGAATAAGAAAGAAAGAGCAGTAAGAAATATGGTAGATGCAATATCTAATCATATTATAAAAGAATTCTCTCTTGAATTCGTTACAAAAAATGAAGACTTCAAATCTGCTATAGCAGATTGTATTATTTATAATGGTATTACTGATAAGAATTATAAGATTCAATTTATACCTGCTGAAGACATAATAGAATTTAAAATAAATGAAGATGCTGATGGAAATGGTACATCATTATTGGCTGATGCATTATTTCCAGCTAAAATGCTATTATCTATATTGGTATCTAAGCATCTTAATTATATTAATAAAGCAGGAGATAAAACAATAATTCATTCATATAAGAATTCTATAGATCCGATGACTGCTAATCATACCCAAAGGATAATCCGTAATATACAAGAATCGAATGCTAATTTCACAGATATTTTATCCACTAACATTCTATTTAGTAAGGTCGGAAGAAATTCAAATATACATATTCCTCAATCAAGAGATGGAAAGAAACTTGTAGAATTTGAAAAACTCGAAGGACAAAATATTGAGTTAAATACAGAATATGAGAAATTCTTAGAGCAAATGGCTATTATGGCTACAAGAGTTCCATCAGTTATCATGGAATATGTTAACCAAATTGATTTTGCGAAACAGATCACAACTGCGAATATTAAATTTGCAGGTACAATAGCATCATTGCAAAACGATTTAGAGAAACCTACTACCGATCTATATTATAGAATGCTTATGGCATCATCAATGGATCAAGAATTAAAGAAGATGCTAAAAGATGAATTTAAGATAGTACTACCAAAACCAAAGATTCTTTCTAATACTAATTTTAATGAATATATATCTAATATGCAGCAACTTGGAAATACATTAGCTAGTATAATGTATGGAGAAAATAGTCAGAATAATGCTGAGGAAAAAGACGAATTTGTAAAGTATGTAGTACAAAATGCAGTACCTTTAGATTGGTCTGAATATGAAACGGCTATGGAGAATATTAGAGTTAATGTAAAAACCAAGAAGAAACAAATGAATGATAATGGTGGAGGTGGAGATGATAACGGCGGATATTAATCACCCATTATCATATTAATATAAAATACCTATACGGAATATTCCGTATAGGTATTTTGATTTATTTAATAGTAATTTTCTTTTTAAACTATTACGACGATGACGTTGTCGATGATTCTGATGGCGGTGAGTATGATGGACCCGACGTTGAAAGTGAGATTGTTGCTGTTTTACCATCTCTGTCGATATCTGTTTCGAGACCAGATGTACCAAGAGCCTTAGCATATCTCTGAAGTCCGAGTGTATAAGTAGGTGCAGTACCTTTAACACTACTTGTATCAACCTTGGAAATTATACCACTAGGCATACCAGTTGATGAATCAAGACCAGCATTCGGGTTAAATGTAAGATACGAGAACGAAAGATTATCTGCATCCATATACCATTTAGCCAAGTCATTAATATACAACGATTCATAATGCTGAGCCGAGAATTCCATATCAATACTTACTTCTCCATTGTCACCTTTTTCATAGTTGTAGTGATCTTTCTTAACTCCCTTCGGGAAGCAATTTGCAAACATACAAGCATATTCAATCTTTGTAGCTGTAGGATCGAGTACATAATAGATGAATTCTGCCGTATGATTTCCCTGTGCATATGCGATCTGTTTATCTCTTATTGCACCATGATAGTGTGCTATACCAGATCTAGGATCTCTAACACCGGTAATCCATGTTTCGATAAATTCTCTTACAGGAGAACCTGTCTGCTCATACAATGATATGGACAAGCTATCGGTTCCATTCTTAGAACTCTGAACAATTTCAAACTGCTGTCCATTGAATCCACCTTCGAATGAAGCAAACTCTACTTCAAGATCGGAAATACCCCCGATTGATGTATATCCAGTTTCAAGATATGATTTAAACCTCGATGTAAGATCAGGGAAAACTTTTTCCATAAACGGAGGTACTTTGTGCATGAATATTCTAGATCTACCTTTAAGATACGGGTTAAATTGATTAATATTCTGATCAGTTACATCAATACCATGTATAAAGTAACCAAAGTTTTTATAATCATTAGTATTTTTAATTATACCATCGGCTTTTGAAAAGTAACTTCCGACACCGCTAGTACCAGATGTAGCATTGATTCCGACTGAGTGTCCTTGTATTGTCTTATAGTCTGCCATATTCATTCACCTCCTTAATTCTGATTTACATCTATCTCTATAAGTACCGTCTTAACAAGATCTCTGTTTACAAGAGTTACATAGAGATGCAAAATATTTCTTTCGGATTCCCACTCGTTCGACTCGAAGTTAGCTTCGATCGATCTCACCTGAGTACCCTGATAGTTACCAAGAATTGTCTTAACGTCTCTATTGAACACCGAGATCATTTCAGCATCATTGAAGAGATACTCATAATTACTTACTAAGTTCTCAACATCACGTTTAACATCGAGTAAGATCAAAACTGCATTAAGCTCAGAAAGATCCGTAAGCTTAGTCTGACGTGTATTCTGAGTTGCTATGCAAAGTGAGCCGCCAAGCAAATACTTAGCATAGTTGATATTTTCATCAATAAGCTGTTCCATAATATCTGCATCGAGATCCTGCTCGAAAACAGGGAATGCGGTACCATTTACAAAGCCATCGAGTATACCATAATTTGCTCCGGCAAACGGTACATGTTTACCATTGTTTCTAGCAAAATGATATGGTATAGCACTTGCTGCAAGATATGTCCATGTAACTGTCATAAGCTTAGAAGCATATGGTTCTCTTACCTTTCCATAGAGAGGTACGACTGTATGAACTCTTTCCAAGGCACTGGAAAGATTCGTTCTTACATAAGGAATTATGGATTCTTTTGTATAGAATTCAGTTCCACAGTCGAACATTGCTACGCAGTCTGTACGAGCTGTAGCAAGAGAAGATATCAATGCCTTTATATTTGGTTCATAATTAGCATCGAGTATCATTGTTACAGGGAATCTTGTCTTCGATTTAATATGAGGATCAGTTACACCACTAAATGCTTTAACATAAGCATCATTTATACGTTTCTCTTTAAGCTGAGCTTTTGTAAAAGTTGTACTATTAGCGGTGTTGTAAGCTGTAAGATCTGCATCTGTGATATTTTTCTCATCGAAAAATCCGTCAGAACCTTCTTTGAGAGTAATACCATATGTAGCATTAAATGATACTACTTCGAATCCATCAGGAAGTGTTTCTCCAGTAGGATTCTGAACTACGATGTTATAACCGTCAATTCCCTGTTTTGTTGTCTTATTAACACCAAGCAAGAAATCAAAAGCACCGAATTCAAGATCTGTACTAGCTATTGTTTTATATTCATCATATATCGAAGCGAAAGAGTCGATATATGTATAAATTCTCACTTTATTAGAACCGCTTACAGGATCATTAACCAAGTCATCAATATACAAACTAGCACCCGAAATAGCGGCTTCATCATCGACTACTACCGAATAATATTCATTATTTGCTGAGTTTGCAGAATCAAGTACTTGGAAATTATAATTCTGGAATGCGTTCTGTTTATTAAGTGTAGGTATATTAGAGAACTTAATAGCATACTCTTTACCATAAGTTCCTTTACCTCTACTTACAACAGTAAAGAGAGGAACAACTGCATCATAATTCGAACCTCTGATTGTTGCTATATCACTTTCTATAGCAGCCGTATCTCTATCAGCTGTTGCTGTTGCTACATCAAGAGGTCCGATATTACTTATATTTGTAGTATCATTCACATTAGGATTGGAACCTGCAATAAATTTTACCTTAAAGGACTTGGATGCTTTATAATAAAGAGTTGTCTCTTCATCGAGATCCTCGACTTCCTCTACATCTGCTCCATTACTGATAAGACCACTAACTGCACCATTAGCTACCAACCCATCATATTCACTTTTAGTAATCTGATCAGATGTAATGGTTGTCTTATAAGCTGCATAAACAGTAATGTTCGAGTACGTTGCAGCGTCATCAGTAACACGAAGGCACTGAAGAACTGCTGCACCTGTAGAAGCGGATGCATATGCATTCATATACGGCTGACCATATTTTACACCTGAACCGAGACCGAATTCATTTATAAAGCCAGTGAGACCATTATTAATAGTCATCAACTCGCCATCTCTTCCTTTCGGAGATGTAAAGACATGGAGCATATATGTAATACCAGAAGACGAACTATATGCTGTAACTGCATTGCTTATTTCCGAATAATCGTTTATAAATGTTTCCGTATGAGGGAAATTCCACGAAGGAATGATTTGTCCGTTTCTAGGCATATTATTGCCTCCTTTCTTTTAAAATGATTTTTTAAATATTTGTTAGCCCTAGACCCTCAATCGTTCATTTGAGCGAATAATATGGGTCATAAAAGGTCTTTTATTTTCTTTAAATAATAGTTATAAATTTCAGTATACTGAGAAAATAGTTTTTAAAACTCATATATAACGTAGTCTATTTGTGAAAGGAGGATAAATATGGGAGTATTTATAAAGGATGAAGATTATATCTATTTAGATGCACCATATATGGAAGCTTATATAGAAAAAGATTTATTCGAACCCGCTGATAGAGCAGATAAAGCATCAGTAATAGCAGCTATGGTTGGAGATAGTTTTCATCTTATCGGGGTTTTTAATGTTAGAGTATTTAATGACCCCGATGCAGATAGAGAAAAAATAAAATTGAGAACTTTCTGTTATCCGAACTTAATAGAAACCAAACCATCAGAGTTTACTCAGATGAAACTTACACTTACTGATTCTCTTCCTGAAACTCAATACTATGTATTGAAGTATTATAGAGGAGATATTGTAATGCAATCTAAAGTGAAAAAAGATTCATTAAATTCAGAGAAATATCTTAATATGATGATGTCAGCTAAATTACCTGATTCAATACCATATAAAGATTTATCTAGTTTATGGTTAAAGAATTTTAATATAAATGATGTTGGACTTGGAGTTCCTGTAGTTACTATAGAAGCTATGGTAGCTACATTATGTAGGGATAAGAATAATCCAAAGAACCCGTATAGAATGATAGCCGGTAAAAATGTTAATTATGATCAACAGGGTTATCTTCCAATTAATGCAAGACAGGTTACATCATATACAAACGTTATGTCTGCTCTTACATTTGAGGATATGGGAACTATGTTAACATCATCAATTAATATGTCAAGAAGTAATACAGGACAATCTGAATCACCATTTGAAGATATATTAAGAATGTAAAAAAAAAAAGAAAAAGATACGAATAGGAATTAACCTATTCGTATCTAAATACCCATAATGGGTTATAAGAAGGAAGGAAGAACGTGGATCTTAAAAGTCATCTAAACCGAGAGCCTCACAGAATGACGACGCTTTCTTTGACTTCTTTGCAGGCTTGTCAGGAGCTTTCGAATTACTAAGCCCCATCATACCCGGTATTATCTGATCAGTATTTGACAGATAATCGGAATCGTAGGTATTGCTTGCTCCGCTGTTGGTCTGGTATAACCTGTAATAAGCCTTCCTCTCATCAGATGAAATCTTAATGAGCTTGAAGTTTATAGTAGTACTATCTTCAGTTATTGTGATAGATGTTATATCACATAAACCGACACAGCCCGAATTTTTAACGATCGCAGGGATCGCATATCCGACAGGATATAACTGTTGCCCCGTTACCGTTACCTTTCCTCTAGTGAAATCAGATTCCCTAGATCCAATCACAAAAGCTTGAATCATCTTAATCAATCTCCTTTCGTTATAAATATTAGTGTACACACATTTGTTTATGTATATACACTAATATGATATATTATTGAAATTCAAGATAAATTTTCTCGAATTCTGGATACAAAGTGTCTATCGACTCAAGATAAGTATCTTTATTCATTTCTTCCATATCAAAATTTCCTGTAACAATTGCCGAGATATTACCTATAAATAGTTTCCAATATATATAATGTCCACTATTTAATCCCGACTTTATCATATGAGCAGAGAAATCGAAAATAACTTCCGAGAATCGATCTCCATATTTCTTATCTTTATATCTCTCTTTAAGAAATGTTATGGAGTTATTAAGATTTTCAGTTCTCATATTTTCCCCAAGGATTCTATCCGTTCTTTCAAAAAGTTTATCGCTTGACAACTTTACGACTCTCTTTAAATGATTTCTGAATGCCTTATTCTCACAATTGAACTTTTTCTTTATATAACTAAGATCAAGGCGATTAGCTATGGCATCTAAACATATATCATTTGCAGATATAATATGCTTATATTCCTTCTCAGTAATAGTCTTATCATTAAACGATTTCTCTACCATTTCCTTATTTTTAGTAAACGAAAAAAGAATCTCGCTTGTAATAAACTTGAGAGAATCTGGATTATCGAACTTAGCTAGTTGATCGTCACACAATTTTAATCCATACTTGAATGATGCAAAATCCTTTGCAAAGCTCTTCCTAAACACAGTAAGTTCTTCTTCGATACTTTCTTTGTAGCTATTGAATGTCTTAGCATCAAGTGCATTATCTTGTAACCCCGGATCATCAAATTTATTAAGTAGCTCACTAAATGTATGTTCTAATACTAAATATGATAGAGCATTACTTTTACCTTCCATAAGATTGGATAAATTCTTATGGATAGCTTTTCTGATTGTAAGAATCTCAATCAGATGCATATTTTCAAATTCGTCGAATTTGATACGCTTCTCATACTCTTTCTTTTCTTCGTCAGTTAAAACATAATCCTCTCTAAAGTCTGTTTTAGTTATATTATTTATCTCTTGCTCATGCGCTGCCGTATTAAGAGTCTCTTTTGCCTTTTGTATCTCCATCATTCTCTGAAGTATTTCAGCATTATTACGAAGCTTATCCGGAAACTTACTAAGATCGATGGGATTGTAGGTTTGATTGTCTTGATTAAGCATCATTTTATTCCTCCTCATTTGGTTTGCTTAAATTTACTACTTTAGAAATATTTATACCTAAAGCAGATAATACATCAAATGCAATTTCTGCTTTAAGAGTAATGCTCTTCTTAAATATCCGATTATAATTATATGCAATTCGTCCGGTAATATGATTTTCATCATTAAGTTTTTTAATGAAAGAATAATATATATAGTCATGATCCATATACTCGAGAATATCATCGAGAGATTCGAGATTATCCATTACCCATTCGGCTATCATATGAATATTAGCCATTATAATAGAAAGATCCGATTTTGTTTCCGTGTTTTTATTAGCCGAAGTACTTACATCTTTTCTATTTTTAAGAGCGCCGAAGATTTTATAGATATCATTGTAATATTTCTTGATATAGTTAATAAGAATCTTAGTAACTATTGCTTTATAGTCTATAACAAAGAACGAATATAGTGCGACTGTTATTGGTACTAAATTATTTGAATTAGTTGACATGTAATCTTCACTTAATTCAAATTCGAATTTAGTTTTCATTATATCAATAAACATCAAGCATATCTCAGAAAATCTATCTTCTATAGCTCTTTTTATATCTGGATCGTCATATTCTTCAAGCATATTTTTATATTTAGCATATAATATGGAAAAATAATTTATAGGAATATCATTATCAAATTCAGCTTCTGGACTTAATATATTATTAGTTAATATATCGCTTATTTGATTAAGATTGAAATTATCCAATATATCGGATATTTCTAAATAAAATTCTTCCATTAACCATTTCCCCTTTCTACATATTTCTCGTTAGAGGTTTAAAATTTTAACGCTTTGTTTTATAGTAAATATATAATTATATTAAATCATCAATATCGATATCATTATTATGATTATTAAAGTAGTAATCATTCTCGAGGAGATATCTTTGCATATTATCAAATATCGCTTCTTCATTATTAGCATATTCATTATATTCATCTTGATTCATATATTGTGGATTTTCATATTTAAATCGTTTCTGTTCTTCTTCTATTTGCTTAGCATATTTCCAAGAATCAGAAACTTCATTTTTATCTTCATATTGGTTAAATTGACTTCTTATTTCCTCAGGAAGTCTTTCAATAAGCTCCATAACTTTTTGCTTTATATATTTAGGATCATTAGGATCAAATTTAGCAGGTTCTTTCTGACCCCTTATAATTCCATATTCTTCTAAGTTAGATGCATGGTAATATACACAAAGACCGATTAACCAAGACATTACATTATCATCATGGGCTTGTGCACTTTCAGATGCTTTTATTTTTCCTGAGGGAGTTCTTTCAAGACCGAGGATATCATCTATAACGAATTTAGAAATGATATTCCGTTTATTCTCGTGAACTTCCCTTTCGAGTATAGTCATAAGAATATTCCTACTAGAAGTATTAGTATTAAAACCATATGATTGATCTAAAACGCTTTTATATACAGTAGCACCATATTCATTTACTTTCTCGCTGAATTTTCCATCAAGTTTATCTTTATCATACCAAACTCTGTTTTTATATTTGGTATCCAATAATCTATGAATTAATTCTCTACCTCTATTATTTTCTACTATTATTAATGACTTCGGACAAAAGTTATCCATAAACTTAACTATTATCTTAGACAATTCAGTTTGATTAATATAACTTGATTTAAACTCTACTGCTACTTTAAGAGTATATGGGTTTATTATTGTAATAGCATTATTATCTTGACTAAGACCTTCTGCTGGGTCGACTGCTAATATATAGTTATATCTTTTATCTAATTCTTCATAGAAATAGAACGGAGTAAGAGTGCTAGTATAATCAACTTCCCTTATAGGTTCTTTGACGTTATGCTCTAAGAAATATAAATCTTTCTGAGAGAATGGCGAATTTGAATTACCACGTATTCTTTTAAGATCAATTTCTCTTGCTATTGCTGTTTGATCGTAGTTAAGAGCTCTACATTGTAATTCGTACCAATCCATTGTTTTCTTAAGTTGCTTCCAGTAATGTTCTATAAATACTATACCATTATAGAGTAATTTATTATCTAATATGGATTTGAATTTATTAATATCCATATCAAGATATTCATCTTTCCATACAAGCATTTTCTTAACCATCGCTGTTGCAGTAGCACCATCTCGTGAATCCAAATCTCCCGGTGTTGATGAGAATATTCGAGCAGATAATGCCCCTGCTTTAATAGCATTCATATGTGCAGTAACATATGCAGGACCTGCTGATGTAAGAATGGTTGTATTCCAAGGTGTAAAGTCGAATTCATCAAAGAATTGTAAAGCCGATGTAAAACCACGACCAAGTTGATTAGCTGCATCTTTACCTGTTGCACTAGCCATACAATATATTTTATTCTTTGTAATAGGATTCCACATAGTCTTTACGTTATCTACTTCTTTTACTATCTTACCATCATCAGAAAAACCTAATCTCATTTGCAGATATAGTGGGAGCATATCTCTTTGTACTTTCAATCTTCCCAAATTCATTTGAGCATCAGGTGCTTTTTTATTAAAATTGAGAATGTTTGATGATTGAGTACCAAAATGATAGGCATAATTTAGAAATGCTAATGAGTCTTGTGTTTTTCCACACTGTCTTGGTTTACTTCTATATATATCTATACCATTTAATAGTAGATACCAAGCAGCTATATTATTTCTATCCATTATGTATTGACTACCTCCACCTATTTCTATCGGAAGACCATCAACAGGTATTCTACTAACTTCTCTTAGAAAATAATATGGGTTTATTTTACACTCGATGGCTATTTTAAGTTGTAATTCAATGGGTAAATTTGGTTGAAACGGATTTATTCCTTTTAAATCTCTATCATATAATCTCAAGAAGAATTTATTATTCTTAACACCAAGGTTATATAAATCATTATATAAATCTAAAAATGATTTATTTTTTGTATCCCAATCATAAATTGGTTTTCGTTTAAGAGTCTTTGGTCTGGCATAATTTACACTAATATTTTCAGTTATGGTCTTGAACTGCTCTTCCATTACTCTATTTGAATGATCTTCATTTTGAATATCTTTAAGATTACTCATTAAGAAATCATAATCATTATCTCTATATATTTTTGGTTCATTACTTGTCACAAAATTGTCAATTAAAGCCATAATGATCCCTCCTTTTCATTATGTAGTTATTCACACAAAGAAAAAAATACGAAATAACATTATGGACTGTAATAGCCCATAATGTTATTCCATTTGATTTGCTTGAGGTTATTAAATTAAATATAACATATATGTGTAAACCGCGCATAAATAATACTACGCAAAATATTATTTCGCGGGGGTTACCAAAATCCATATAAGGAAATTATAAATCATCATCATCGATTAAGCTATAAAAGTCGTCATTTATACCTTCAACGACTGATAACGATTCTTTTACAATTATGTTATCATCGTTATATAAATCTACTGCTTTCATAACTTCACCAAAGTCGATGTCTGCAAGAGTTGATTCAAAATTGTAATCCTCTGCTCCATCCATATAATCCAAATCAGGATCATCGGAATCTTCATCGAGATCAGTATCTAATTCATCGTCAATGTTGACTTTCTTCCCTTTATTTTTACTTTTCTGTTTATGTGATTTTATTTTTTTACTCGGTGTAAGTACCGACTCATAACCGAGGTCTATATCATCTTCATCCATAAACAAATCATCATCGTCGTCATCTTCATCGCATTCATCATCATCTTTGCATTTCTTTTTCTTCTTTTTAGACGAACGATGAGTTCCATCATCATAATCCAACTCGTCTTCATCATCAAAATTATCAGACTTCATATCTTCGACAATATTATCTTCTTCTTCATCGTCACTGTAGTCGTCATAATCATCATCGTCGTCATCGTCATCTATATCAGAATATTCCTCAAGTATAAATGACATATCTTCGACATCATTGATATCGAAACCCGAGTCTTCTCCATAAACAGCACTTTCAATTGCACTGAATTCACTGTCGTCATCATTATCAAAGTTACTTAATATTTTATCTATAACAGGACTTTTTTCTCTTATTTGCTTATCAAGTCCACGTAAATGATTCTTTTTACTCATTGTTTTTATCTCCTTTCGTTGTAAATCTATATGTTTCATCAAATCTATCTATATTCAAATTAAAATTATCAAATTGTAAATCTTTAGTTTTATAATCTATATTAAACTTTTCACGTTGAAGTTTCTTAGCTTCATAATCAGTAAATTCAATTGTATGTGCTTTAATATCTGTATTAAAGTAACCGTTAGAGTCAATATTTATTTTCTGCATAGAGTATATCAACCTCCTTTTATCGCAATTCAAACTTTTGATTATAGTTATTAATGTTACGATCTAAGAATTTTGTATCTTCCTGCTTAAAATAATCTGAATGAATTTGAAATAATATGTAAATTAATATAGGTATTAATTTAAAATTTTCTATATCATTCTTCATAAACTCTTTTTCGATTTGCTTTATATCGATATTATTATTTAAGTTTTTAAGATAATTGAAAATTATAGTTTCTATATAATTCAAACTATCTGGTTTACTATCTTCAGTTACTAATGTTGTAATTAGCTGATTAGAAAAATAATGTTCTATAGGAAGAGTCAATTTATAATTCAATCCTATAGGAAGTTTACCATTAAAGTCAATAAGATTTACAGATTTACAATCATATCCATGGAGATTGAGTACACTATATCTTTTGGTAATATTATTGCCTACATTATAAAGATTGGTCATTAAGAAAGAAGTATCTCTTTTTAATATAGCATAGAATAACGTCTTTCTCCACATGAATTCAAAATTCGATGGGATATTATCATCATATGTTAATACTATAGAATTTATATTAAAATCATCCTGAAAGATTTTAGATTCATTTATAAACCGTGTAAGATATATGTCATAATTCCAAACATCTTCGAAATGATTATTTATATAGCCCGATCGTTGCCAGAATAAATTTAAGTATTTATTATAGTATATAGATGTATACCAATCTCTTATCTCCATTATACATCTCTCAAGAGCATATACTTTATCCAAATCAGTATTCTTAATAAAACATTTATCATCAGTACCAATGTTTTCGAATATACAAGAATACTCATCTATAACTTGAGGTTGAATCATATCGTATGCATTAGCACCGATATGCCATAGATCAGCTTCTAATGTATAATAGTCATTAGATTGAATACTGTTATATCCGAAGCTATTTACTCTAAAAAGTAAAGGTTTTACATTCGGTATATCTATTATAAAGTAATCTTCTGGCTTGGGTTTTAATGTATTTGGTAATAGAGCTATATCATTTAAGTCTAACTCTATATCTGTACCATTATCTTCATCTTGTAATTGAGGTTTCAAATCTGGTATATTATATAATGGAAATTCTAATATTTTATTCCATCGTAATGGAGATTGAGGACCTATTTCTTCTTCAACTCCACCTAAGCCACTATCTGCTCTTATATTAGCATCACTTAATGAATAATAAGTTACAAATATCGGATTAGAGTTCAGATATTTAGAGTATTGACCAACTTTATTTTTTGTATATATTTCAATATTTTTATTGATGTAATTTGAATTTTCCGTACTAAGAAAATGAGCCATACTTTCTCATCTCCTTTCATATTCGCTAATTGTAATTTATAGTCATGTTTTTTGACTTTACTTTCATCCATTTAAAAAATATATTATTTATATGGATGAAAGGAGGTGGAATGGGTTATGTTTAATACAAGTAAGTATGGTAGAGATAAAAAGATATTAGCTATTCAATTAGCTAATATCTTTAAATCCGATCCAAATATTTTTGCAGATATCGTCAATAATCAGCTCAATAATTGGGAGCGAAGAAATATCATATTAATGATAAATTTCTATCGCAAACCGGTTACTGTTGAGAATTTATTTGATGCACTAACTGCATAGCTTATTTGGTATACATAACCTTCATCGAAGGTTGGTATTGGGGTAGTATATTATTATATTATTCCAATACCCTACCTTATTTATATTTTAGTTCACTGAAAATTATTTTTTATTTGCATAAGTTATTTTTAAAAATATATCATATATGTGTATCTTATATCTCATGGTTGATATAAGATTGATTAAAATTGAGGAGGATGATTTTTATGTCTAAAAGGTATATCCATTATGGGTCGGATACATACGATCCGACTAAAGTGACAATGTATCGTAATGGACTCGGGTTTGTATGCAATAAACCCCCATATGGGTTATGGGCATCTGCAGTGGATTCAGAGTTTGGATGGAGAGAATGGTGCGAGGGCGAAGGTTTTAAAATCGAGTCTTTTAATAAATCATTTGAGTTTGAACTTGCGGAAAATGCCAATATCCTGAGAGTTGAACATTATTCCGATATAAAGGATTATGCTTCGATTGTACAAGTATCAATAATCCCGTTGTATAAAATTGACTATAAGCGGATGATGAAAGATTATGACGGTCTTGAATTGATTAATTTTGGTTTAAATGAAGTATTTTATGGTTGGGAATGCGAGTCAATAATAATATGGAATCCCGATGTAATAATTCCGATTGCTAACAAGTGTGCGAATATATGTAATGAAGATGATAGTATACCACCAAAATCATTTATTGACTCCATTAACAATCGTCGTTCTTTATTGATAAAGAAGTTTAATGAAACAGAGTAAAAATAGGAAGCCCGTGGTCTTAATTGATCATGGGCTTCCTGTTTATATCTTTTAGGAAGTATTTATTTTTTTATGCGATAGTCATATTAATTATGACTGTATTTCAAACCAAACGTCCGTTTCTCTAAGATCCGAAGGTTCAGTAGTTCCGATAAGGAATCTTCCAGAACCCGCAACAATTGCAGATGCAACTTCAGCTTTAGTAACCAAAGTTGTATCATCAATATTTGTATAATTATTACGATCTATTTTAAGATCTCCTGTCATCGTGGATCCGGTAAGCTTAACTACTTTATCATCATCAGCTTTACGAGCCAATGCATTAGTAACAGTAGTTGAAAAATCCTTATCATCTCCCAAAGCCTTTGAAAGTTCTTCAAGAGTATCCAGTATATCAGGAGCATCGCCTATAAGATCTTCAAGTTTAGAATCTGTATAAGCTTTAGCAGCGTTCAAAATAGAAGTATCACTCGACATAGATTCGAGTCTCTCAGCTAAAGTAGTACCATCTGACAAAAGAACCTGCTCTGCTTCTGTTTCTGGATGGAACGTGTAAATTATATCATTTACTTTTTTCTTGAGACGTCCCTTATATGAAATATCATTAGCCATAAGTATCACCTCACTTTTCTTAAATAATATAAATACAACACTTTAAAAATATGTTGTAGGAGCTACTTTAAGGCTCCTACAACATATTACACTGTTATTTATTTAATATCAGCCGCTTGTTACTTCAAACCACAAGTCACCCTCATTGAATGTAGTGGGCTGAGTAGTCGAAACATAGCTCTGACGAAGAGAGGTTGTCAAAGCAAAATCCGACAATCTCGTTTCAGCCTGTCCCTTATTAACAAGGTTAGCATTTGCAAGATCTGCATATGCGGTAGCAGTCGGTGTAGAGATCTCACCTGTAACTGTACCACCTACCAACTTAAGGTATACATCATCATGATCATGAGTTGTATCACTCTTACCAGCCAGTGCAGTAGTAATTGTAGATGCAAAGCTAGCATCATCATTAATAGCTGCAGCAAGCTCAGCAAGGGTATTCAATGCATCAGGTGCACCATTTACAAGGTTAGTAATTGCTGTATCTGTATAAGTATTTGCTGTGTTTATAGCTGTCTCTGTAGCTGTGTCCATCGTTGCAAGCTTAGCAGCAAGATTAGACTCACCAACTATAACCTGTGCATCTGTCGTCTGCGGATAGATTTTAACTATATCATCGCCAACCTTCTGACGGATTGTAGCAAGTTTAATTATATCTGGCATAAGTAAAACCACCTTTCTTATTAATTAAGAATTCAATCATAATTTTATCACGCCTCTTCAAGTTCAAGCCAAAGATCTCCTTCAGCAAGACCTGCGGGCTGTGTTACCGATGCATATGTCTGTCTCGTAGCAGTTGTAAGAGCATAGTCATCAAGCTTTGCTTCAAACTGTCCCTTATTTATAGTATTAGCGGTTTCAAGACTTGCATATGTAGTAGTCGTCGGGCTTGATATCTCACCTGTAACTGTACCACCTACCAACTTAAGGTATGCATCATCATGATCATGAGTTGTATCACTCTTAGTATCAAGCAAATCATTTACCGTCTGGTAATATGAAGCATTACTTGCGATAGCATCAGAAATTGCCTTAAGTGTAGAAAGTGTATTCGGTGCACCACCAACTACATCTGATATCTTAGTATCAGTATATGCATTAGCAGTAGTAATAACAGCAGTTGTAGCATTATCCATAGTCTGAAGCTTAGCTTCAAGATTCGACTCGCCGACTATGACCTGAGCTGCAGTAGTCTTAGGAAAAGTTACAACTACGTCATTACCGATTTTATTACGCATACGTGTAAGCTTAATTATATCGGGCATGCTAAAGCCCTCCTTTCTTTACAGAAGTTCGTATGATTAAAAATCATAATTTATAAAAATGTTAGCAATTTATACAGTGACTAATGTAGCAAGGATAGTTTCAATATCTCCAATTTGGCTATCAACATAATTAGCTACTGCAGCTGTTGTCGGAAGATTTGTTGATGTCTTATTAGAGGACGTAATTGAAGTATCTACTGCTTTATATGCAGCTGCAGCTAAACCGTTAACTGCAACATTAGCTGAAGTACCATTTGTATTTACAGAAATAGTACCATTAGTACCTCCTGTAGCAATAGATCTAACACCCGTGTTACTTATAGAACCACTACTTATACTAATACCCGTACCTGCTGAATAAGCTGTAGATGAAATAGTAAGAGTACCACTATTAGCACTGACTGTAGTACCACCACTACCTGTAACTTTAATATTATTCCTATTAGTATTATTTTCTCTAAGAATAATATAAGTTGCAGCATTTGTAGTAGCAGTAGTAGCCTGTGATGTAGCAGTTGTTGAAGCGGCAGCAAATAACGCTGATGTATAATGCGTATCAGGATTAGCAGGCATTGTAAGTGTTACACTTCCCTTACCTGTTACATGACCTTGAGCATCATATGTTACAGATGGTACATTAAATGTGCCTCCAAATGCAAGTGTTCTTGCACTTCCTCCTTCAGAAGCTGTACCTGATGTTACACTATTACTATGATTTATAGTAGTACCTGATAAAGATAAACCGGTTCCTGCACTATAAGTAGTATTAGTAGAAGATATTGTTACAATACCATTTACTGTACTTATTGCAACATTGCTACCACCTTTAAGTTGAATGGTCTTATTAGTTCCATTTTCTCTAAGTACTAAATAAGGATCATTAACTGCAGTTGTGGGATTAGCTGTAGCAGTCGATGCTCCTGCATAAAGATATGATGTATAATGACTTACTGCAGGCAATGTAATTGTCGTAGATCCGGTAGATGTAATATGTCCTTGAGCATCATACGTAATTGAAGGAATATTAAATGAACCGCTGTAATTAAGAGTTCTTGCACTTCCTCCTTCAGAAGCTGTACCTGCTGATATACTATTACTATGATTTATAGTAGTACCCGATAAAGATAAACCGGTTCCTGCACTATAAGTAGTATCATTAAAGTTAGCATTTGATGGTACAGATTTAGCAATAGTATAATCACTTGTTTTTATAATACCATTAGTACCGTCTGCAATGACTATATTGCCACTAGTCGGGGTCCCACTTACTGTAGCAATATTCTTACCATTGATAGTACCACTGGATGTTACAGTCAACGTTCCTGCAGATATAGAACCTGTAGTGCCAAAGTTTGCTGTAAGAGAAGTATCTCCTATCTTTTTAATATAGACACTATCATGGTTATGATTACTATCTGCTTTACCATTAATCAGTCCTGTAATAGTTGTATAAAAATTAGCATCATTATTCAATGCATTCGCAAGTTCTTTAAGTGTATCAAGAGCTGCCGGAACATCTGCACCAAGAAGATTACTTATTTGAGTATCCGTATAAGTATTTGCAGTTGAAACTGCAGTTGTTACAGATCCTTCAATAGCCGATAACTTAGTTGTAAGTGTTTCATTTGTAGATGTATTAGTAATGACTTGACTTGCTACTGTCTTAGGATGCAATATCATAATATCGCCTGACTGATTAGTGGTTTTAAGTGTAGTTTTATATGTTATCGTTGACATGTATTAATTCACCCCTTTCACATTAAATTACTTATAATTTATTCTCTTCATATCTTGAATAGTATTTGTTTTATCCACCGAAGTGAAAAGATCAGAAATAATAGAGTTTCCCGGTTTAATATAACATAAACCTTTATCACCCCAATTCGTTCCCCAAGAGTTTTGTACCACATAGTACTCTTGATTATTTATCTTTGTCCATCCAATGATGACCATGGCATGACCGCCATCACAAGAACCCTGCCTATTAGGAACGATACCGGTTTTAGGGATATTATAAAAATTTTCATATATATCAACTACAATCATTACTGGTGAATGATTATTGTATATAGCTGTTTTAACATTCATTGCTGATGTAACTCGAGCATAGGCTTTAATTACAAATGGCTTTGCTTTCTGAATGCATGTCGCTTTTCTTTTATCGATTAACCCCTGAATATCATCATATTCTAAGTTTTCCGGAAATACAGATTTAACTACATCTCCATAGTCGATTAAAGTTTTTAAAGCATCTTTAGGGTACATACCTTCACCCATGTATTGCCCACTAGTTCTATATCCATAAATCCATCCTACAGAAAATTCTAATTTCTTACCAGTGTCATAAAACTCTTGTATCTCTTTTATAAGAGCACATGAATGTGCAACACAAGAATTTATATCCCCTTGGTCTTTAACTGGAAATCTCTCTAAGATAAAAGAATCAGGAAGATTAGAATGAGAAGCACAAACAGGCATGTATATGTAATCTCTTTCATCAAAGCCATCTTTAAAACAACCCGTTGCTCTTTTAACTATTTTTTCTTCCATAGTATATTTCACCTCCGCTAAATCCGATATAGGCATTAACTAATTTGTTTTCGATGCGGATATATAGGATTATTTTTAAGCATTTTTAACTGCATTAACTGCTGTATTACTATCTTTAAGTATATCTCCACTGTTGCCTTCTTTCTTTTCTTGATTATTAGAGGTATTAGAGTTTTGATTATTATTATTATTTTGATTCGTGTTGTTGTTATTATTATTGGTGCCGGTATTATTATTGTTATTATTAGTATTTGCGCCTTTATTTTTAGGGGTTCCGTCTGGGTTAAGATGCCAGTCGTTTATCATCCCCGAAAGTGCGTTTCTAATAGACCAAAAATAGTTTCTTAGTTTATATCCTATTCGATCAATGCCATCTTCATCAAATTCTCCATTTTCGTTTTTACCCATTTCGTACAGTTCATTCAAACCATTTTTAACTTCACCTACTGCTTTATTCACAAAGGCAACACGCCTATCTCTTCTACGCTCGGCATCACTCTTGAATAAATTGGCAAAAAACTCTTTTATAGCTTGCCACCAAGTTTTAGTACCCTCTTCAATATTCTTTATTTTTTCTTCGCATCTTTTTTGTTTATCGTCATTTGATGCATCATTATTATTATTAGCGTTATTATTACCACCTTCGAGATTGTCGGTATTGTTAGCATTATTATTGGTACCTGCATTAGCATTAGCATCATCTGCTTCATATACAGTAACCCATTTTCTATCTATATATGAGTATTTACTAATACTCTCAGAAACGGGAGTTCCGCAATACTCAATAAATGAATCGAGATTAAAATACATAATTTATGCACTCCTTTCAATTTAATTACTAAAACGATTGCAATTTTACCAAGTTGTTTTAGAGCTTAAACTAAACAGATAATTAAAATACTGAAACTTTAACGCAATATTTAATAAATTTTTGGATGAGACACAAATTAATAATAGTTCGTTTTAAAATAATATAAAGGAGGAGTAGACGTTATGAATGATATGTTAGAATTGGATAACGAGATAAGCGATTTCCTCGAATCTATAGAAGATGAAAGTTATACGGCTATTGAATCAGCTCTTGATTATACAAACGAAGATCTTGATGAAAGTCTCAATGATATCGAAGTTCTTGAGCAGTCTGCTATATTCGATTTCTCTATAATTCCGGAAGATGATGAAGAAAAACAAATAATTCAGGAAGCTTTCGGACCGTTTGGAAAAAGACAGCCTCTTGAAAAATGTCTTGCAAGTAGAGAAAGACTTATAAGAAAGAGATGTAAAACTCTTGCAGATGTAGAAGCACTTGCAGATGTATTTAAAGAGGAATCTTCTACATTTACTAATCATCTTAAAGCCATGAAGAGGATAACTGAAAAGCTCCAGAAAGGTCAGATAGATGCAGGAGATGCGAAAAGGCAGATAGGACCCTATGTTAAGACTCTTAAATCTCAGGCTGATATAATTCAGTTTGGTCAGATAGTTCAGGATAAAATGAACATAAGTGATACTGATATTAAATTCCTTGCTGATTATAATAGAGGAATAGGTAATATAATTAGTCGACTTAGAAAAGAGTTGGCAGCTAAAAAGGTTACTGAAGGTTTGACAGTAGGAGAACTTGATGACCTTACAAATACTCTCGATAGCTCTTATCTTGATCCTGAAACGATATTGTATGGAACACTAGATGCTGATGGAATACCTGCTTCTACAAAAGAAGCATATGAGTTCCTTATGGATGTATCTGATGAAGATAGAGAAGCAGCTCGAAGAAGAGCTATAGAAAGAAGTTCTGAGACGAGCCTTGAACATGCACTTGAAGGTCTCGAAAGTTATGATCCCAATTATAATCCGGATGATGTTATCGATGGACTTTATAATATAGAAGAGTTTGCGATAGATGCATCGATGGAGAGTGCTTTTGAAAATGATATTGATGAAGCATTTCAATTTGATGAGCCATCTGATTTCGATTTAGACCTCGATGATATTTATGAAGATGAATCCGATCAGAGTACATTCGAAGCATTTGAAGATGAGATGAATGAATTTAATAGAGAACTTGCTGAAGAAGGTCTTCTTGATGATTCTGATGATATAGAGGATCTTGAAAGTTTCTTTAAAATAGATCTGGATGATTAATCTGTTAATGAACTAAATACTGTTAGATGAATTCCCGTATTAAAAAGGAATTTTTCATCTAACAGTATTAAATTTTTAATCCGAGATACTTAGTTATAAAAATAGGAAGGTGATATTAAATGGCTAGAAAAAGATATGAAGCAGAAAAGAAAGAATTAAGCTTAAATATCAATCTATTCAATAAACCTACCGAATACTCGGGTAAGGAAGCATGGGCAAATCAAATATGTGCATTAATGCTTATGAATCCCGGGACATATCCATCGATTCCAGAAATGGGTGTTGGAATTGGTAGATACGAATATGCATTTATAGATGATATAAAAAATGGATTAGTTGACGAAATTCGACGTCAAGTATCTATTTATTTACCCGATATACCTTTAGAAGATATTGAATTAGTAGATAAGAGTGATGATAAAAATGCATATATCATATTCGTATTCACTTTCAATACCGGGGGATTAGAGACAGTTGCAGTTGCATCTAGGCAAAAAGATAATATAATCGATTTTGCTGTAAGTATGTAACATAATATAATCGTTAAATAAAAATAAGAAGGGAATGAAACGCATATTATGGATGATAAGTTAATGGAATTAGCTAAAAATACAAAAGCTGAGTTCGATAAATCCGGTAATGATCTTCTTGAGCAAACAGTAAAACACGATATTGAAAATGCTGTAACTCCTGAAATGAATTCAATGACAGTTATTACTGAAGATGATGATGAAGAAGAAGTTTTTGTTATGAGTGATGATGTAAGTCCTATACAAGAAAGTACTAATGTAAGAAATACAAAATCCGGAGGACCAAAGTTTGTTATTAACAATAATAATTCATCTACTTCTGTAGCAGCTGATAGTAAAATCGAAGAGAGAAAGGAATATGTAAGAACTCTTTTGAGGGAGTATGGAATGACTGTTGCAGAAGCTGAAGAAGCTGCTAATAAAAGATTTTCACCAGAGAATCAAGCTGCCAATAAAGAACCTGATACACAACCTGCTTCTGAACCTAAATCGGAAGAGCCATACATAGTTACTATTAAGGCACAAGATAAAGATGTTGAAAAGATTGAATTTACTGATGCAGTTAAAGAGAAACTTGTAAAAGCGGATGCAGTTAAACTTGTAGCTGTTAAAGATGATTCTCTTAAAACAATTAAGTTCTCTAAATATAAAAGACTTGATAAAGTTAATATACTTAGAAGAGTTGAAAAGTCAATCGCAAGATATTCAGTTCCTCTTCCTGCACTTGGTGATTTTGCAGAATTCAAAGGTGCTCAGACATCAGTTCTTAGGGGTCTTGCTCTCGAAAGAGATGAAAATGGTAAAATAACAGATTCTTTCTATAATATAATTAGAAAGCAAGCTTCTATACTTTATGGATGTTTTATGGGTTCTGCTTCTATTTCTAAATTTGATGATAGAGGTAATGCATCATTATCATATGCAGAATTTGTAAATAAGTATAGATTCCTTGATATTGACATGGGACTCTATGGTATATTTGTAGCATCTTCAAGAGAAGATATCACATCTGAATTTACTTGTGTAAGAACTCAGTGTCAAACGACTTATAAGGATCATTATAATATAAAAGCTCTTCTTGATCCTAATTCATTTGATGATAAGTATAAAAAGAGAATAGATGATATCCTTACTAATAGGAATAATGTATCGTATCTGACTAATCTTGCAGAAGACTCATGTAAGATTACTCGTTTTATGAGTAATGAAACCGGTAATATATATGATATCGAAACACCGAGTCTTGGAAAAGCACTTACAATTTATAGTCAGATTGATGAAACTGATAATGTAATGAATGATGTAGCATCATACCTTCTCTTCATTAGCTGTATAGGTATAAAGAATGGTGATGAATATATTGCATTTGGTTATGATGAAGAAATAGAGAAGGAACTTGAGGCGAATCCAGATCTTGCACTAACAAAATATGCAGATTATAAGCCTATAAGTGAACTTTTTGATATATTCCAGAGGTTGCCTCAGTATGAAATTGATCTTATTACTCAGCAAGTAAGAGATTATAGTTTTAGAGCTAGATTTAGAATTACTACAAGATGTAGTGCATGTGGTTATGAAAGAACTATTCCTCTTGGTACCAACGATATGCTTTTTTTAACACTTCCGGGTTCAACATATCAGATCGAACAGTAAAAGAATACTACGACTATGTGGTTGAACTTTTGGATAGTTTGGATGGTTTAATAACTCTTGAAGATATCTATACTCATACTTATAAAGAGTTATCATATCTTCAAGAGTCTTATATAGAGCTTAAGAAGAGAAAATATCCTAATGGAAAATATCCAAGATTATTTTAATATGATTAATTGAGGTGATGTAATGGAAGTCAATAAGATTGATGTATTTAATATGTCAACCAAATCGGCGGAAGACAAAAACTCAGTTGATGAAACGAAATTTAATTCATTGATGGGTGAGAATTACAATAACTTCAATTCATTATGTAGTGAACTTAATAGTTCTTTTAAAACTATTAAAAATATAGACTGTGTAATAGATTTTGAGACTAATGTAATAACTTTCGCGATAAATGGGACTGTCAATAAAAAAGGCAATCCTAAAAGGTATGATTATAAGTTTTAATGCAATATATAATGTCGTATAGAGATTTTATAACTCTATACGACATTTTTTTAATGATTCATAATATGTAGAAAGGAGAGTAGATTTAATGCAATTGGATTATAAACTAGATAGAAGTTTTAATGAAATCGAAAATAATAATAGAATCTTTGAAGCTCTATTAGAAAGCTTATATAACGATGCCCCGCATCTTAAATCCGAAGCTATAGATTTTATAAGAGAAATAGATCAAATGGCAGTTTATGAAGCTGAAAATAACTCTGATGTTGGTCTTTTTGATAAACTTAAAACTGTACGACATGATCATATGAAAGTAGATCTTGTTACGGATAAAATGATAGAAGATGCGGGTTTACCAAGAGTATCATCGTCTATCCCATTTGATAGAGAAGGAACTCCATCACCTAATGGTGTATTTTCTATAGAAATATTTGGATCTACTAAAGAGGAAAGAACTAACAATTGTGCTTATATCGATCTCGGAGGGAAATTTTTTCACCCTTATGCATATGAAATACTTGTTAAATTAGATGCTAAAATAGATAAATGTGCTAAAGGAGAAGGATCGTGGGAGATTAAAGATGGAAAACTAGTTGCTAAAGAATCAGATCCTGATGACTTTTTTGATAGTGCAGATACAGGTTTAATCTGGCTAATAGAGAATTTCCATAAATTGCAGTTTGAAAGAAATACTTCTCGTATAAGAGATGAAAGACTTGATTTTATTGAATCAATTATAAAAGACGGATCTATATTCATTACTAAATATATAGTAATACCTGTAATATACAGAGATATAGAGCATTCATCTTCCAGAACTCAGATTAATGAGATAAATGATTTCTATGATAAACTTATTAGTTATGCTAATTCTAATGGTGATGAATTAATAGGTTCGGTAGGAAATGTTACACAATATAGAATACAATCTACATTAGTTCAAATAAGAAAATATGGTCAGTCATTAATTAGTATGAAAAATGGTTTCTTTCATAAAGCAATACTTGGTAAGAACCCGGATTATGGATCAAGATCAGTTATCTCAGTTCCTCTTATGTCAGGATTAAAAAATCCATCTGAAATAAACATTGATATGCAACATACAGGAATACCTATAGCACAATGCTGCTCATTAGGATTTCCATTTGTACTTAAATGGATAAGTGATTTTGTAGCTGAAAATTTTGAATATAAATATGGAAATAAATACCCGACATTGATGCCTGATGGTACTCGAAAATTTGTTGAACTTGATAATCCACGAGAATATTTTAATCAGGAATTTATTACCAAGAAAATATCTTTATATACCAAGACATTCAGCTCAAGATTTGAACCGGTTGAGTTACCATTGAAGAGTGGTGGAATGCTACGAGTTCATGCTGCAGATTTTCTTAAAGATGATAAGATGAATAAATCTGCTATAGGTGATAGATACTTTACATGGACTGACTTGTTATATCTTGCTTCAGCGATTGCATTGAAAGATAAATATGTATACATATGTAGATATCCTATTACTGATTATCTTTCTATGTTTCCAAGTAAAATATTTGTATTATCTACACTTAAAACTATGAGAGTAGAATATGATAAGATGATATTTAAGAACTATCCCATGATAGATCTTAAAACTTCTCCTGATAATATGAATACAATATTCAATGATACAGTTAACATGTCTAACTTATATCTCGATACAATGGGTGCTGACTATGATGGAGATACAGTTGCATTGAAAATGGTATTCTCTGATGAAGCTAATATAGAAGCTGAAAGATTGTCTAATGGTATTGCTAATTATTTTAGAATAAATGGTAATATGGTTAGATTTATTAAAAATGAATTATTAGTATGCTATTATAGCATGTCGGTTTATTAAAAGGAGGTGGACTGAATATGAATATAAATGAATTATTGGATATATTGAGTACATATCCAGATAAATTTTTCATTACAACAGAAGATCTATCAGAAGATATAAAGAAAGAGTTATATAAAACAAAGACAATGATTCAGAGTGAATTTGAACGTGTAGCTGCAAGATTATCTTCTGTATACATTCTTACAAACTCATCTCTCGCTAATCAAAAAAATTTGGTTAGTAATCTATTAGAATCTAATAGAATATCTCCATTAATAAAAGAAGAGGATATAAAGTATTATAATACAAGGATAATACCTACTATTACTAATATACTTAAAGATTCTTTTTATAAAGTATATAGTGACATACCGAGGCTTATGAAAGATAAATCTTTTATAGATGCTAATAATCAGTTATCAGTTGAATTGAATTTGTATATAACTAATATACTGAGTCAATTTATTAATAAATGGAATAATGAATGTAGATTTAATTTCCTCCAAAAAAATAATAATACTGATAATACAGTCGATAGAATTAGGAATACAATGATTAGAGATAGTCTCAATCAAATAAATACTATATCTAATGATAATGCAAAGGAAATCGAATTGATACAAAATGAAATAATTAAGATAAAGGCTATATGGTTAGATTATCTTATAGATAATACAATTGAAAAGATTGATTATCTAAAGCATAGATCTAATGGAGAATTTCTTAATAAGGATTATTGCACTATAGCATCTAATGTAATACTAACTGTATATGTACTCTTTAAATGTATAATTACATTAGTTGATGCATACTGTGAAGATATTACTTTATTTGATCAGGATATATTATGTTATCTTAAGGGATTAAAATGTAGTCAGGAGGTGTAATGAATGCCATTATTAGCCAAAGAAAGAACTACTGAATTAGAAGATAATTTTAAAAAGATGCTATTTGATATCGATCCTAAAACTGTTACTGTTAAAGATATAAATAAACTTTTTGGCACTACTATGAATGTAAAAACCGGAGAACAGACTGAACCTATACTTCCTAAGAATAGAAAGATAACTCTTAAGGCAAGGGAATATATTAATACTAAAGATATAATTACCACCCCGGGGATATTTCTATTTAATAAGATTATAGTAGAAAAGAATGAAATATCACATATAGTACCGGATGGATTTTATAATCCGGATGTAATAAATAAAAAGACATATTCAGATTTTTTAGGTTTGTTATTTCCTGCTGTAGTAAATAAAAAGATAACTATGGAAGTAGTACAAAGAGTAGTGAAAGAAGTAGAATTTTGGGGATTAAAACTTGCTATAACATTTTCACCTGCATTTACAAAAGCAGTAGCTACTGCTCATCCTAAAGTAATGGAAGAGAAAAAGAAGCGAGTAGCTGCATTACGTAAAGAATATGGTGATGAAGTTCCTCTTGATAAGATAGTTCAACTTGAAGATGACTTAGTTGCACTTAATGCCGATTTAATAAAAGATGATCCGGGAATGTACTTATATTATTCTGGTGGTAGAGGTTCATTTGAGAATGACTTTAAAAACTGTAATGTTATGGTTGGAGCAATGCAGAATCCTGCAACGGGAAAATATGATATGATGGAGTCAAACTATATAGAAGGAATAGCTAAGAAAGATCTTCCGATAGCTGGTAATATAGTAGTTAATGCAGGATTCCCTAAAGCTGTCGGAACTAAGGATAAATATCATTGTCCTTATAAAACCTATCTAATTGCGGGGAGTGCTTGTTAAGTCTCAACTACTAAACTATTATAGCAATATAATAGTGGCGAAGGTTAATAGCCTTAGATATAGTAATAAAGTTGAGAATAGAGTTAATCGACGCAGCGAAGTATCTTATATTGTGATAAGGTATGAGTTCAACGACTATCGAAACCATAAATAATAAGGGAGTAGAGTAGAACCATATAAATGTTTATGGTCTGGTGTTAAGCCGTAATAAGGTAATGTAAACCCAGTTAAATCGAAACGGTAGGCAATACGAAAGTATTGAAGATATAGTCTGTAACTTTATGTGAATAAAGAAGCGATTATCGTATGATAATTAACATAAATAGGGTGGTTATTTCACCAAAAAGTTCTATGCGGCTTTTCAATCAATAGTAATAGATGAAAAAGGTTCTGATTGTAAGACTAAAACTACATTAGAACAGAAAGTTACATCATTTAATAAAAAAGATTTTTTATATTCTTATATAATAGAGGGAGATAAAAATGTCTTACTCAATGATGATAATATAGATAGTTATGTAGGTAAAGTCGTACATAAGAGATCTCCTCTATTCTGTACGGGAAAGAAAATATGTAATAAATGTGCGGGGGAAATATTTAATTACTTCAATTTATATAATGCAGGTTCGACTACAGTTACAATACCGAATGGACTCATGAACATGAACATGAAGCGTTTTCATGTAGCTAAAGTTAAACTTGATGAAGTAGACCCTGATGATTTGTTAATGTAATAAAAAAGATAATTAGTATACTATATAATGTATACTAATTATCTTAAATTTGATTTATATCTTATTTTGGTGGCAACACATCATTAGTGTATTTAAATTATTTAAAGGGAGTGATTGGATGTTTGAAACTAATATCGTGGAGATGCACGTCGATAAATTAGATTTAGACATTGAGAGATCCATTGACCTATTATCAGGTAAAGGCATTTTAATCAATGAGGTTGATGCATATGATAAAAAAGGTCAGAAGAATATGCACGGTTTACAAAGTCCATTTTTCGGTTCAGATTTTGCGGACGATGAACAACATTCGGAAAGATGGTCTTGTCAATGTAAGAAATATATTGGACTTGCATTTGCGGGTCACATATGTGAAGAATGTGGAACCCCAGTCGAATTTGTTGATATCGATCTTAGCAAAACAGGTTGGATAGTTTTGAATCATTTTAAAGTTATATCACCTATATATACAGCTAAGCTTACAGATGCATTGGGTTCTTCTAACGGTGAAAGTGTATTAAATAAGATTCTTGCTGTTGATTTCGATTCTGAAAATGAAATTGTATATTCAGAAAAGGAAGAGAAAGAATTGAAGAAACACCCTTTTATTAAAAAGGGTATGATATGGTTCTATGAGCATTATGATGAAGTGCTTGACTTTTATGCAAAGAGAAAAGTTAAAAAGGCTAAGCTCTTTAAAGAACTTAAAATGGATAAATATAAAGTATTTACTTCATCAATACCTGTAATATCATCCATACTTAGAATGGAACTTCCGGGTGAAAAGACAAAGAAGTTATATAAGATGAAGATAAATACTATTTATCAATCTATTATAAGATCGGTTAATTCTATTAACAATCTCGGGGCTCCTGAAAATATGGATTGGAATACTCTTAATACAGTTAATCGTTATATACGTATAATACAGAGTGAGATATATGAATTATTCCAAGAGATATTCAGTTTACTTGATGGCAAAAAAGGAGTAATTCAAGGTAAAACGATTTCCGGAAGATACAATTTTTCAGCGCGTAATGTTATTATTCCCGGTTCGGGTTTTTTAAGGTCAGATCAAGTTGAGTTGTGTTATATAGCATTCATGGAATTATTTAGATATGAACTAATAAATCTTTATAGTAAACTCCATGATTGCCCACCATTAGATGCTCAGAATAAATGGAAAATGGCATTAGTATCATATGATGATGTTTTCTATAATCTTATGAAATATATTATAGATACAAATAAAGCATATGTCAATGTAATTATTAATCGTAATCCATCTATTAATGTTGGTTCATTCTTAGGAATGCGTGTTATAAATGTTAAAAAGAATATTAATGATAAGACATTAACTATTCCTAATTCGATACTTAAGTTATTAGCCGGTGATTATGATGGAGATAAAAAGCTTGTCTCCCAACCTACCTAATTGCGGGGAGTGCTTGTTAAGTCTCAACTACTAAGTTATATTAGTAATATTGTGATGGCAAAGGTTAATAGCCTTAGATATAGTAATAAAGTTGAGAATAGAGTTAATCGACGCAACGAAGTATCTCACATTGAAATGATGAGATATGAGTTCAACGACTATCGAAACCAACTTATTATGATAGCGATATTATAATAGAAATAAGGTAATCTGAAATGATTACACGAAGGGAGTAGAGTAGAGCTATACGAAGTGTATAGTCTGGTAATTCGTAATAAGAATTATAATCCCAGTTAAATCGAAACGGTAGGCAGTAGAAATACTGAAGATATAGTCTGTAACTTAGTAAAAACTAAGAAGCGATTATCGTATGATAATTAACATGATAGCAGCTGAATGTGTATAGAATCATCGGTATGGATTTTGGTAAGAAGTTTATGACTACAATGAATCCGAGATTTAATATGTACATCGACAGAATTAATGGTAATGTAAATAAAGACATGATGCCGGCTAAAGATGAATTAACAGGATTCTGGCAGTTTAATAATATTTAATATATAACAAATAGTAAATATGATTATGATAGAGATGAAATTATAGAAAACTAATTTAAATTTAATGATGTAAATAAGTATCTCTATCATAATCATTTTTTGTAGTATACTGAAAGGAGAAGGTTAATATATGGAAATGAAATTTGATGATAATAAAGACCTTAAAGCGGTATATAAGAATATAAATAATACACTATTTAAACAGCTCGAAGGAGTCGGTTCAACTAAAACTTTCATAGATAATTTTAATAATAACATTGATACAATATATGAATCATGTTCGATGTTATTATTAAAAACTGCAATAGCTGCATTACACTATAGAGATAAAGTAGATGAAAGTGATCAAGCTACTAAGAAGAACTATGATACTTTAGTTAATAAGGTATCTATTATACATAAACAGATGATGTCTTCTTTTTCTCAGTTAGATAAAACGGCTGAGATATGTAAAGATATATTAGAGCAGATTCCTAAAAATTCTAAATTATTAGAAACTATAATCACATCCGATTTATCAGAAAAAGAAATGATTGAAATGATAAAGGCAGAGCTCAAGAATAAGTAATATTAAATTTAATATTAAACAATTAAATATTATTATAATACCTTTGAAGGAGGTAAAAGGTAATATGTTTAATTGTTTAACTATATATCCTTCAGAGTATCAGTTAAATAGTAAATCATTTTGGAAAGGTCTTAAGTCGACTAAAATATTAACTCGGTGTATAATACCAAGAAGTTATTATGAAGACCCGGTTAATTGTAAAATTAATAATATGACAAATGATGAAATTATTAGTTCGAGAGACCTAAAAGAATATATCTCAAATACAGATAATGTCATTTTCAGATTACAAGTGAAATTATCTAATAATATATATAAATACGGAGATATTATTCAATTTATTTTATGGGGAATTGATAAGCAATTCTCTGAAATAGAATTTATATACATTAATGAACCAGATACCTATAACTATTTATATGGTGCTAGTATATTCTTCAATAGAGATTTATGTAAGTTAATTGCTAATAATCCCGATGAAGATATTAATGTATCTATTGATAAATCCGTAAAAATAATGTTTAAATCAACAAAATCTGATTAATCAAATAAGAACAGCTGTTGCAGGCTATTCTTATTTTTCTTTCAAAAATATATCATATTAGTGATACCTGTTAGTTACATAATATACATTAGAGAAAGGAAGTTGATTTACTATGGGTAGAAGGAAGAAGGAAGATTCCGGTATTACGCAAGATCTTTTCAACGGCATAGACGTCTTGAATAAAGATGCCAAAAAAGCCATATCGAATCTTGATGCGAATTCGGCAAGGATGTTGGTCGATAATTATTATCAGATCCAAGATATCCGCAAAAGATTAGGAAACCAAATAACTGCGGTTTCTACAGGTTCTGATGTCGTGCTTGATCAGTTCAACATAACCAATTGGTTATACGATAATTTCTATGGTCTTGAAAAAGAGATTACGAAAGCTCTTAATATCTTCACTGATTCTCAACCTGTCGGTGCTTGGATGAAAAGTATCAAAGGCATTGGTCCCGTACTTAGTGCAGGTTGCCTTGCATACTTCGATATTACCAAGGCTTCAAAGCCAACGTGTTTCTGGCAGTATGGCGGGTTAAATAAGCACAACAGACCATGGCATTCGAATACGAACGCTGCCGAGTTTATAAAGCAGGCGAAGGCATTTGCTAATGGTGATGAATCGGATTATATCGCTAAGTTAAGCGAGTTATCAGGAGTACCGGTAGGTCAGTTATACGGGAAAAATGATACCGAGATTCGTAAGGAGTTGGTTAAACCTCCGCACAATCTCAAATTGAGAACCATATTATGGTTAATGGGTCAATCATTCATCAAAGTTTGCAATCGTGGATCTCTTTACGGCAGATTAATTGTGGAAAGAAAGGTCTACGAAAATGAGATGAACGAAAAGGGAATGTATAAAGCTCAGGCGGATGAAATTCTGTCGAAACATAATATCGGTAAAACTACTGATGCATATAAAGCATACATTGTTGGCAAATTGCCAAAAGCCCACATACAACAGAGATGTGAGAATTATGCAGTACGCATATTCCTCGATCACCTTTGGAAGGCTATGTACTATGCGACATATAAAAAAGAGGCAGACTTTAAGTCGTATTGCCTTGACTATCCGACGCGTCAGTTAGATGGATCAATGGTTAAGCATGTAGAATACATCGAACCCGAAATTGACTATGTTGAATTTATAGATAACTTTAAAAAGAAGTAACATATTTATAAATCCGAATTCATAGTTAGTATTACGCCTTATGATAAACCTTTTGCATATTTAATATGTGGAAGGTTTATTTTTTTCTGCATTTAACAACCTCGTAATTGAACTTAATCGAATTTAAGCTAAAAAGGAGGGCATAATATGCTTTTTAGACCTACGCAGATAACGATAAATACATCAGACGTTTTTATTCCAGTATTGGATTCTTATATATTACCGGTAATGGAAGAAGATACTCAATCTTCTGACGATAATTATCCACAGGATAATAGTAATGATAACGATACAAGTAATAATAACTCTAATAATGATAATAAAAGCGATGCTAATAAAGATAAACCTAAAGAAGATAACAAAACGAGTGATAATAATAATGATGATAAAGATGATTCAAAAAAGAAAGATAAAGGTTTCTTTGAGAAAATCCTCGATGCAATAAAGGCATTCTTTAATAAAATTCTTAGCTTTTTTAAAAAGGCTCCCGATTCAGTAGATGAGGTAAAAAATAACCTACCTGAAAAAATAACTCTAAAGATTAATAATGAAGAATCAGGAAAGAAGACTGTAGGATATGTAACATTATTAACTGAAAATTATAATAAATTAGATGAATATGTAATTAATGTACAGAAAGTTTCGGCTCTTTGTAATAGAATAAGAAGCACTACTGAGAATAATGATTTATCCGGTCTTCATGATGAATATAAAGAGCTATCTAATAGATATAACGAGTTTCAGGAATTCTTTAAGAATGATATAATGGGTAAGATCCAAACGGATAAAGAATATTCATTTCCATCCGATAAAGTTCAAACTAATTTAACTAATATTATACAGAAATATGAACAGGCTATCCAAGGAAATGGAGAAGTAGATTTTTCACAATCATTAAGTAATGAAGAAGAACCGACTGAAAGAGATAAATTATTAACTGATATACTTACGTTATATAAAAATTACGGTCAATTTATGTTTGGGCTTTCCGAGCAAGTTCTTTCTTTATTAACAAGAGCCGCAAATGGAAATGGGAACGATTCTCCTAAGAATAACGGTACATCTGAGGAAGATGCATTCTTATTAAAAGAAGGAAAAGTTGATGGTAATGTAGATGGATATAATACCGTAGCAGTTACTAATAACAAGTTTCCATATGCTAAGCAGAATGCTAATAAAGAAATGCAAGAAAAGTTTGGTGTAAGAATTATTGTAGTAGATAGGAATATATTTAATAAGCTCAAATCAGACACTAAGCGTTTTGCATTAAAACATGAAGTCGGTCATATTAAACAGTATGAAAAAAATGAAGATAAAGGAAGACCAATAGAAGTACAAGAAGGAGAAGCCGATATCTTCGCTGTTAAAGCTCTCGGTTGGAATAAAAAGAAATTAAAAAAAGCTTTTAATGATATAACTGCAGTAGCAGCAAAGTCAGATATTAAAGAAGATCCCGAAGCAATTAAAGCTCAATTTGCCAGAAGATTAGAGTATATTTCAAAGAAACTTGGTTTATAATTATATATTATTGCGATATAATATATAAAATAAAGGAGTGATATTAATGGCAATAGATAATGATTCATCTTTTGACGTTAATGCTTTATTTGGTAAGGCGACGAGAAAGCAAATCGTTGATAGAACTATACCCGAAGTGAAGAAACAAGAAGATGTGATCATCAAACAACCAAAAGAGGAACCGAAACGTGAAGAACCGACACAGAAGATTCAGCGTTCGATAAAGAAACAAGAAACACATAATGTAGTACATCAACCTAAACCGAAAATGGTGGATATAGGAAGTAATAAAGATGTAATACATTTAAAAGAGATGCTTGCAGAATCTATATCTTATGATGTTCTGGTAGATAAAATACCTGTTTTAGTAATAGCATACTTTGATGCATTATATGAGAGAACCGGTATGACAATTATAGCAGATGATAAAAGTATAAATGTTACTCAGATTGCATATGGACCATTCTATAATGAAATAGACCTTAGAGAATGGATATCAAAGATGCAAGAGAACTTTAATAGAAAGACATTTGTACATTTTGAGGTATACACTCTTAATTCGGCTATAACTAAAACTACCTTTAATGCAATAACTAATAAGATAGATGTCAATAAGCTCGAAGTTGGAACTTTAACCTATGGACATAGAACATTTGAAATACTTAAATAAATAAAACAACGGTATGATAATATACATACCGTTGTTTTTTATAATTAAGGGGTGATATATATGAGAAATAATACTACACCACAAACTGTATTATCTACAGGAACATGTTCGAGCGCTCATACCTATGGTAATGTAGCATCGGCGGTAAGAGAAATAATAAAGTCTTTTTTTCCGAGAGAATTTTTTAAATACATTCATATATCAACTGAATTACTTAGTAAAGAGATGAGAGATGAAAGAGTTAATACGAATATTGAATTCAGTAAGAAACTAAAACCTAAATTCTCAATAAACCCGACTTTTTCATCTTTAAGTGATGAAGATAAGTTTTTAGGTGGTACATTATTAACTAATAATAGCAGTTCATTTAATGGAACTATAAGTAGAAAAGTAATGATGGATCTATTGTATGATAATAAGAGAAATATCGGCTTAATGTATACTATGACAAGAGATAGATTGGAATTTGATATTAACATGATAATGCCAACTCTTTTTTCTCAGTTAGATGTATATAAAACTATGAGACATCAGTGGAATTGGGATTCTCCTACATATATAAATCAAAGTTTGGAAACTATGATTCCGAGATCTATGATAAGTTATATAGGTAAACTTAATAGTATTAATATAGATAATAAGCAAGAATTTATTATGTTGGAATACCTTAATAATCATTCTTTATATCCTATAACATACAAAATGAGAAATTCTACATCAAGAGATGAATATTTCATGTATTATGGAATTAAGTTTCTTATATCATTTACCAATCTCGAAATAGACGAAGGCAATAAAAAAGGTATGGTAGAAGATTCATTTAGGATATCATTTAAAGTAACAGTGGATTTTAATCTTCCTGCAGCTTTTTATCTTATAGGTACTCCTGAGTATGCTTCTAATTCAGATATACAAATCGTAGTTGATAGTTATAATGAGCAAGATATTATTCCTATATATACTATAAATAATTTCTTTAATAATATAAGACCAACCGATACATCATTTGAGTTATACACTACCAGTTTATTTAAAACTGATATGACTAATGGAGATGATACACTTGAGATATATGATGTATTTACATCGGCAGAACTCCATGATTTAATAAGGCAACATTTTGCTTCGAATATACCTATATCTACATTCTTAGAGATTCAAATACTCAAAGATAATACATTATCTACAGATTGGGATATTGATTGGAATACATGTGTATTAACAATTCATAATTCTGATTCAGAATCTACTTATAGATTGATTGTATTTATAAATAGATTATATGTTAATGAGAGAATTAGAAATCTTATTGAAGCTGAAAATTATGATAAAGGATTAGAAACTAAAAACATCATGTCTATACAATAAGGAATATCAAGTCAACAAAAATTTAATGTTGATAAAGATATATACAATAAAATTAGGAAGGAGGCTTATCTCATTATGGATATAAATGATTTATTTGCAAGTGGAAGACTTTCTACTTTATTGGACTTTCTTGGAGGATTCTTTTTGTATTATATTCCATGCCTATTTGGAACGTTAGTTAATTACAACATTCGAAAGGGAAGTAAACTTGCATATGATGCGAAATACATATTGATATATAGCATTACTCCTTCAATGCTTGTATTATTAACTTCTGAGTTATCAAATAAATTGGGTTTATCAGAAACTATATTTTTAGGAGCTTCTTTTATTGGTGGTTTAGTTGCCGATGAAATGACTGTATCTGTTACTAAACTTAAGAATATTCTTAAGATATATGCAGAGGTTCGCACTATACTTAAAGAAACAGAAAGATATCATCACGATCATAAAGAATATCTTGATGAACGTATAGCGGGGAATATTTCTAAGAATATATCAGATGATGATAATGATGAACCTAAAGATGAAAAAGAAGATAATGGATAGACATATAATGTACATATACCCTGTTACAAGGTATATGTACATTATTTTTCTTCTATATTTTAAAAAATATATTATATGCATAGATAGATTAATCTATCTTTAATCATTGAAATACCTTTATTATTTTCTTTTTGGTTATAAAGAAAGAGGGAGGCGATAAAATGAATATTAAAGGTATAGCAATGAGCGTTGAGGAAATGAACAGAAACGACATGATTGAATTCGACATTATATGGAGGGACTAAGAATGAAAAGGATAACCACTAATCTCACAAATGATGTAAACGATAAATTAGAAAGTTTCTGTCAAAGGCAAGATAACATGTCCAAGTCCTCTGCAATAAGCTTTTTAGTTGCAGAGGGTTTGAAAGTTTATCACAAAGATCGAAATGATCTACAAGACACCATCAATAGGCTTTATGGACGGTGTAAAAAGTAAAAATAATTCATCGAACAACTCATTAGAATATTTTAACGTACATTATATTCTATACAATACACGATGTAATTATTAAATCAAAAAGGAGAGTTATTTAAAATGTTAATCAAGAAAGATGTAATCAAGTATATGGCTCAAGTTGGCACTGTAGCAGTTTTAACCGTGATGCCTATAGCAAACGGTTTAGCTATGACGAATTCCGACGATTCGGATACAGAGCCTGTACCAAGATTACAAGTAGCGCAAAGTATTGATGTGAACACTGCCAACATAGAAGAGGATTATCCTATAATACCGGATGAACCGGTTATAGTAGAAGAAACTTCTATGGTAACATCAATAACTGCAAACGGAGCAGAGGTGACTACCGAGGTAACTATTATTGAAGAAACAACTGAAGTTACAACGATAGTTACTACGGTGGAAACCGAAGTCGAGTCTATAGAAAACAATACTCGGCACTACTCTTTCGAGAGAATCATTTACGAACCTAGCGGTTTGTCAACAAACGAATTCGATAAACTTATTGAATTTACATTAGCAAGCAAGGGTAAGTTAAACGGAAGCCAAATGTCAAAGCTCGGTGATGAATTATATCAGATCGAAACTGAGTATAATATTAATGGCTTATTAATACTTTCTATATTTACGATAGAGAGTGGATATGGTCACTCATCATTAGCACTGAATCAACATAATCTTGGCGGTTTTATAGGAATGAGATTTGGTAGTTCTAGTGAGTGTGCACTGTATGCGGGTAAACTCTTATCTACTAAATATATCAATATGGGTTATACAAGCATAAGTGCAATATCTAAAAAATATTGCCCACCGACACCAGACTCATGGACAAATGATGTCACATGGGCATTCAACATGTGGATAGATAATGCAGAAACGTTGTATACATGAAATGTGGAGGATGTTAATATGAGCAAAGTTACAGTATTAGGCTTTACGGGCATCACCAAATTCTGTGGATTTAATAACTCGGTAGCATATGTATATACAGCTAATTCTGAAGTTGGAAAATCAATTGCGGATTATGCCAATAGAAATTAACGAGTAATTAAGATATATATTATTTTAATGAGTGGGTTACTTAGTAATAAGTAATCCATTCATTCGCTTGTGTTAAACTAATATATATTTTTTAAAAGGAGGAAAACCAAATGGGTAAAGGAAACAACAACGGCAATGGAAACGGAAATCATCCTACGACTAATAATCAGGGCACGATTAATGTTTCTAATACGGCATTCAATACAATGGGTCTTGAACCTGTAAAGGTTGGGTTCATTGTTGCGGTTAAGGATCTTTCTGATGCTATATTAAATTATGCTCAGAAGATGTTGAAGGATCCAAAGGATGCAGAGGTTTCATTCTTTCCAGCTGATAAGAAGTCGTTTGAAGAGAGAGAAGGAAAGAGAAGTACACCTTATAATGCGTATCTGTGGATAAGCAGCGTATCTGAAGATGTTTGCGATTCGACGTTATCGAATACGTCTGATAGTGCTATACAGGTGAACACGGTAAGATATTCGGATGAACTCAGAAGATTTATGGAGGCGTTTGCTGTTGACATAGTTGATAACGGCAAAAATGTCGGACCTCGTTTGTTCAATGAAGAGAAGTCGAAGAACTATAAAGGTATCCAGATAGATCTGAAGAAGCTATTTAAGGTGATATTTGATACCAATGGTGATGAATATGCACGTCGATTCAATACGATGCAGAAATACACAGATTTGGAGATCGGAACGATTCTCGATAAGCGCGGCGAACTCATTGCATTCGAGATTACAAAGAAAGTTCCGAATAGACATTCGAAGAGAGGATTATCACCTCAGAAGATAAAAAGACTCTAATATAATAAAGTCTTTGGAAGGGGAATAACATAAATTGGGTATAGGGATCTGTTATGGATCTCTATACCCGTTATGTTTTATTCTTTTTTATTATTTTCCTACATTTAATCGAACGTCTATGTAACTAAAATAAAAGGAGGAGTATATTTGGATATTCATTTTAACACATATAAAATGAGATATATTAATATGGATTATTACTTTAAATATGTATTAAATTCTCAAAATATCAATACAATGAATGTGTTTATTAATCTCGATGATATTCTTCATAAACTTCATAAACCATTAACCAATAATGAGTTTCAGGCAGCAGGAAAGAATTCTTCAAAGCAATTAATTTCAAACATATTAAACGTAATATCTCATTATAGATTATGGTTTGTGAATAAAGGAATTAAGTGTAGAATGTTTGTTTTTTATACTGCATCGTATAAAGCAAATTTTCGAAATGAAATATATATCCCAAGATATAGAAAGAAATTCAGGGAATATAATGATGAATTAAATACTAAATTCTTTTATATAAACACATCGTTCCAAGTTTCGAATAACTTATTATCAGTAATGGGAAGATATCTTGAGGATATTTATATCATTAATACTAAACTCATCGAACCATCGGTATTTCCATTTTATATTGCATCAGAAGGTAAATTCCAATCGGATTGGAATGTTATTATATCGAGGGATTTATATGATCTGCAATATTCTTATATGGATCGATGGAGTTACTTATATCCTAAAGGAAATTATAGTCAATTTATAAATAAATCTAACTTATGGGAATTCTTAAGAGATGCCAATAAAGTCGGTGATATTACAATACATCCATATGATGCAAGTGCATATGTATTTGTATTAGCAGTAATCGGAGATACATGGAGAAATATCCCAAGACTTAAACGAATCGGATGGAAAACCATGTTTAAAATATTAGAAGCAGTTTATAACGAAATACAAGCATATGATCGAGATATATCGACGGTAACATATGAAAATATGATGCTGTCATCTCTTGTATCAAATAAAACTGATGTGGATTCCATTAATAGAAATTTAGAAGCAGTTAGTGTCAAACTCCAATATGAAAAAATAGGAGAAATTGATAGAACTGCTTTTGATATACAAATGGAGGATATTCCCGATATCAATAGTTTTCAAGAGATGAATAAATTATATTTTAATGATTATCCTATAAATCTTATTGGATTAACTGCTCGTCCCGACGTTACGAAAAGAAATAGTAATAAAAAGATTATATGGAAATAGTGTGTATTAATAAAAGAAAGGAGATACGCTATGGTCAATATTGAAGAGTGTCGAGCACTTAAGAATGATATTATGTCGTTATTACGAATTAGACATAATATCACTAATGTGCAACTTGAAAATGAATCGATTGATTCACCGATTATTGTGACAGAAGAACTCCCTAATGATAATTCAATTGAGTATCACATTGATGTAGATATACCTTATGAGATGATTAATTATGAGAATCTTAATGTAGAGGATAAAATACAAAATCCTGATGCATTGATACAAATTTCAAAAAGTATTATCGATAAACTTGAAATATTAACGTTAAAATATTTTATGTGCGATGATACAGGTGAAGCATTATCATCGGATGAACTTCGATTGCATATAGAATCTGGAATTGATATTGATATTAAGGTATTATCTTCCGGCGATAACCAATATTATGATACAATCAATTTCGGATTTTTTAATATCGATAATAATAAATATGATGTTGTAGACGATAATTTTGCAATATCGTTTACAACAACACGTCATTTTCGATATATTTATAGTTGTAGTAAGCGTAATGAAAAGTATTTAACGGTCGATGGATTTATGAATCGTTTTAAAGGAATGATTATATGAGTGATAAATATTTAAATAAACAAGAATTATTTATAAATTCAAAGTATTTTTGCTTTTGTGATGAATATATAAAGAGTGGTAAGGATGCTATAGAATTACATGCTAAAGTCACAATTGATTCTAATATCCCTGTTTTTCAGTCGTCTATGGATATTCAGTACCAAGCGGTACAAGCTAAATGTCCGTACTGTGGAAATGAATTAATTCCTGTTGATAATAAGATATTTGATCAAGTTAAGAAACTTAATGAAAAAGGATATAAAACTAAATTTTCTTGCGAGGGTCATGATTTTGATGACTCTGCATATATATGGTTTGAAGGTCCGAAATTTATTAATGACAAATATAGAAATATCGAAGGTTGGTATTTTGATAAACCATTCATACTAAATAATGGAAGTGATAATTATGCTTACATTATACGACCGATATGCGGGTTAGCTTTTACAAGTTATTTTAACTATAAAGGCATTAAATTCGAAGATGAAAAAAGAAAGTATCTGAATTCTTTAGATATTTGGATTGATTCACTGCCGAATATTAAAGAATGATGATTAAAATGCTATAATGGAATTTTCCATTATAGCATTTATATTTTTCCTATCTTTGTTACTGTTCTCTATGCCATCCCGTTTCAGCGGCATCGGGAGTAGGTGTAGGAATACCTTTATCTGGATTACCACCATCATCATTAGATCTATTTTTTCCTTTAAGAGCATCCTTAGCTTTAGATGCTTTAGATTTTACCATAGCAGAAAGTTTACTCATTTTTGCCTTACACGCATTAAGCTTAGTTCCAATAGAAGACATAAGATTTCTAATCTTTGTAGTAAACTTGTTGGACTGCCTAGTAGCAGCTTGAACATCTACTACTGTAGCATCTTTACCCATAATATCTTCAGCAGATTTTACTGTAGAATTAAGCTCAGAATTATCTGCTTTAAGTTCATCCGCACTCTGCTTTATATCATCTACTGCATCCGAAAACTCAGAATTTCTAGATATAGGCAATTTAAATATCTTTTTAAAGAATTCAGGAATTGTCTGGGTTATAAATTTCTTTATAGCTTCAATGACAAGTTTTGCCTTAGCTATTACCGGATGATCCTTTTTGACTTTAGTAGGGGTCTTATTTTCGAATATGTATTCAGACTGCTCATCACAACAAAAGTCAATAAAAGTTTCAAGTGTAAAAACCATGTCTTATTCCCTCCTTAATTCCAATTTATTTCATCTTCATATTTTGTTTTGTCTTTAATATCTGCTTTTGATTTCTCAAGTCTGTTTTTAAGATCAGTACATGACTCGAGTTCTCTTTTAAGACGCTGATATTCAGCATCACCATTTAATGCATTTTGAACTGCATTATTATCACTCTTATATTTTCTATTATATTTTGCTTCGATGCCTGCCATTTTTCTTCGATCATTTTCAATAACCGTTCTTAACTCTTCAAGATTCTTGTCAGCTTTATACATATATTGACGAGTTGAATCGTATTGTGAATTTCTTTCATTTTTAAACGAGTCTTTCATTTTATCTTTCAACTCAGCTTCTCTTCGTTTTTGAGATCTGGAAAGACTTTCTTTCTCTTCATTAATATCAAGTACTTTATCCTTCGCTGCTTCCTTTCTTTCAATATCTTTTTCATATTTCTTATTAAACAAACCGAAATTATCGCGAAGGTATTCTTTACCTTTATTAACTTTACTTCTAAATTTACCAACCTTTCTTTCGTCGGTAGAATAACGATTCGTGAATCGTGTTTCTTCTCGTTTTGCAGCTCTGTCTGCTTTATTATATTTAGATTGCCATGCTCGATTTTCTTTACCAATTTGATCGGTGAGTTTGCTCTTTTCTGACTCATATTTAGTTTTAAATTTATCATTGGATGAATCCCATGAAGTGAGTTGTTTAGCCAATGAATCTCCTTGATCAATAAGAGAATATGCATCAGTTCTTATAGCATCGACTAATTTACCTGTTTTTTTTAAATGACCTTCAACCGCACGCGCAATAGCTACAGCAGCAGAACCTGTAAGAACAGCTCCAGTACGAACCATACCTCCAAGTTCTTTTTCAGTGACACCAAGTTCTTCTGCATTTGCTTTTATCGATTTAACCGCATCTGAAAATTTCGTATCTGGGTTTTTCTTAAAAAGATTCTTAAAGAAATTCGGAATCTTAACAGTAATAAATTCTTTAATCCACTTACAAGCAGACTTGACTTTAGCTATCAGTTTCTCACCTAACCCCTTCGGTTCCTTTTTGAAGATAGCTTCGTACGTATCTTCCTCAATATCAGAATTAACGTAGTTTATAAATTCGGTTATAGTCATATATAACTACCTCCTTTATTTTTATCGTTATTTTGGGCTATATTAATTATATCATTTGTTTTGAGGCTTAGAACCTGCATACAAATAGAAATAATATAAATAATCGACATAATTTAATATTTTGTTAAACCATTGAAATAATAAGGAGGGATTGTTAGATATGGATTTACAAGGTGTAAAATTCTATAATTACAAATATAGTATTGATAAAGTAACTTTATCTGGAGGAAATTTAAATGAACCATATGAAGTTAATACTAAATTAATTACCGGGTTTAGAATAGAAAAAGATTATGAGGATAATATATTACCGTATTTCGAAATTACTGTTACTATATCTAATGCAATATCAAGAATTTTATTAAAAAATATAAGTAATATTAAAGCTAATATAATTATGAAGTGTGCTAAATTTGATTCTACTATAATGGATATGAATTCTAATGATACACCACGATATACCGGATTTATAAATGGTGTATTTAAAGTATTCTTAGATGAAACTACTCCTACATTAAGTGAGAATACAATTAAAGGGTATGAAGAACAGCAAGGTTTAAGTAACATCAATGACATGGATAATCAAAATATGACCATGTTAAGATTGGTATTATATAGAGAAGATTATTATAAAGGTATCAGGAAGGTAGTAAATGCAGTGTTGAGAAATACTAATATACCTACAGCTGTAGCATATATTCTTAATGAATCTAATATGGGTAATATACTATTTACTCAACCGGATAATAAAACTGTACCTGATGAATTAATTCTTTTACCTATAACTACCCTTGAGCAATTAGAATATTTAGCAGGGCAGTTTGCTATGCATAAGAATGGTACATTGTTATTCTTCGATTTGGATAGAGGGTATATTATAGATAAGCAGGCAGCTTGTACTGCTTATGAAACTAACGAATATACAAAGACATATTTAATGTCTTTTAACTCAAGTGATGCTTCTACAAACTTCGTTAAGACGGGTAATACTAAATTCGATAAAGAAAAGAGTAATATATGCCTTATAAGCAAAGACTCTATAGTTAGTAATACTAAGTCGGAGTTTTTATCTGAAACAGTAGGTTCTAGCTTTATATATGTAGATACAGAAACCGGAAAACAGACAAATATAGGTTCAGGTAATATATCCGGATTAGTGTATACAAAACAGAATTCTACTAATACTTATACAGCATTAGAGAGAAAAATAAAAGAAGCGAAAAAAATAGTAAATGTATATATCGAAAATGCAGATATAACATTCTTCACTCCGAATAAAGAATTTATTATATCTACAGATGAATATGCAAGTAATATTAATGGCTCATACAGAATTACTAAATGTATAACTTCATTCGTTAAAGATGGTGATACATTTGTTGCTCGATCTCTTTTAGAATTGAGAGGATTCTAAAAAAAATAAGTCATTTCCTCTATCCGTAATAAAGGGAGACTCCAATTGCTATGTAAGCAAAAGGAGTCATGTGAGGTTTGAGGAAATGAACATTAAAATGAAAAGCGTTTCACTTGCTTTTTCATTTCAATTAAATTATATATATTTGAAAATATGGTAAAATAAGAAAAAAGAAAAGACTGCTTATTTACTGTCTGCATGCTGTGTGTGATACCAGAGTTGTAAAAGCAGCCTTTTCTTGTTTATACTATTGACAGGCAGTTCATGACTACCTTGAGTGTCTTAATATCGGACCTCCGATAAGTCCGCATCTCGAGGCGATGCATTATCGCATCGAGATCTTCTTCATGTACGCCCATAACGGGGCGCAACGTGTTGCAAAGGGCTATAGCTCTTTGCAACATAGGGCGATTGACCCCTATGTCGTTGCTGATAATCTCAGCAACTTCGGGCTCAATAGTGAACACCGATTCAAGTTCGCCCTTTATTATATTAAGGGCGCCAACCAAAATTAAATTATTGTATCTTTCCATAATGATACCTCCAAGATTTAAAGCCTCCCGGCTATAATTTTATTTATTATTCCCTTATATGATATATTTTTGAGATATTTGAGAATACGGAAATATCGGATAATAGAAAAAGAAAAGCATTCCAGTGTACGATTTACTTGCGAGGAGTCAATACTTCTCGTATTCGTAATATGCCACCGTTCGGGTCAAATGCCGTACTAGCGTGGAACTGCTTTCGCTATCTCATCGAAACGACCATTACTTCGATATAGAAACATGTTCTCAATATAAAGGTAGATCTTAACTTGGTATATCATATATACAATATAGTGTGACTATAAGACATATGCCTGTTACGAGTAACAGAAGACCAAGTCAAAATCAGTTATTATATCAAGAAGCTTTTCCATATCTTTTCATACTCTAAATGATACTTCCCAATATCATTCTCGATATATATAGACAGCTACTCACATTCATATTACATAGTGAATACAAAAAGTATCGCACAAGTAATCATAAATAGAATGCTCGATAGAGAAAGGTTTAACCAGTCTCTATCGAGCATTCCCTATCTTTTATACACTTATATGATATATTTTTGAATTTTAAGTTGAAAAAATATGCATTGCTATTATAGGTTGGAAATATAATACTACACATGCAAAATCGTATATGTATATAACAAATGCAGGTATGTGCATAAATCTCTCAAATAATTCTAGTTTACCTTCACCGCTCCATACTATATTTAACAACTTAAACATTTCTTCATCATTAATTCCGTCATATCTAAATTTACTAGATTTCAAAGAGTCATCAATTATGTTTAATGGTATCGATGCCATTGTATATCTAAACGTACTTAATACCCACCATATATATAGTGGAATAATAAATAAATTAAGGTAGTCATGCATTATGACTACCCTTATAATTGTGGATATGGATATACAAATTGACAACTTTAAAATTATCTTTGAAATCTCTTTAAATCTAAATTTAAGATAAGTGTATTTGTCTCTAAGCATTATTATATATGGATCTTTTATACTAAGATTGTTAAAAAATCTTAGGGGGCTTTCAAAGATTTTTTCATTCATATCTGCCATATATTCCACTTCCTTCAATTCTTAATACAGTTTCCTCATGCTTTTGTTTCCAGTTGCAAGGGTCTTTAATCTCTGTATTTATTTCGGATATTATTTTATCCAAATAATCAGTTTCATATTCATTCATAATAATTCACTTCTCTAATTTTTGTTAAATTATCTATTAATATAACTATTGACTCAAATAATGAAAATGGTTTTGATTTATTTCCATTAAGTTCGATTACTGTAGTTAATGTAATACAATTCGATTCATCTATATCATTTTTATCAGAAGCTGTAATACGGATTTTCAAACGACGATTTTTTATCTGAGTATATATATTTATCGTATTTGATAAATAATTACATTCTTCCAAAATCGGTCCGAGATTCATATCATCAAATTCATGCTCCATTAATAAACGATAATTCCCGCTATTCAGTATTTGCAAATTTAACGATGGATCATACTCATACACCGAAATTGAAAATCCGAGAGTATACATATAATACATTTCCAATGGTTTAAGCATATATGCTTCTTCGCAGACGTCGAAAAATGTTATTATACGATATATCATATTTGGATGGTAACGATCGATTAATTCTATTGCATCTTTATAATCATCGACTATCATCCATTTGTATATATGTTTCTTCTTTGTTTTAAATAATATAATACATTCTCCGTATTCGAATGGTGATGAATTAATACTCGTCTTTAAATCTTTTAAACATGATAGCGACTCATCTTCTTCGAAGTTATCTTCATTCCACAAACTTTGATATTTACCATGCTTAATTATAAACGATTTTGCAATAAGAGATAAATCTTCAATATTATTGTTTATCATATAATCAGTAGTCCGCATGAGATTGATTATGAATGGATATATGTTAAAATACTCTATCATTGACTCAGGTTTAAAATGATATTTAAGTATCGTACTAAAATCATTTGATTCAATTATAGGAGTATCTATATCGCCTTCTGTTAATATGAATTCACATGTCACACTCGAATCTTGATCATCATTAAGATATGCATTTAACGTTGATGTATCGATTAATGTACATGTACGACCTTTTATACCGTTCTCTGTACTAATTATCGTATATAGAACTTCTTCATTAGAGCCATATTTCAATGTTTCCTGTGTATATGCTTTTCCATTTTTACATAATTTTATCATTTTCATAATAACTTCTCCTTTTAATATTAATAAAGTCATATAGAAATGTTTTTATATTAAAATTATATAAATCTTTTTCAGTATAATTTAGTGTATACATCTTCTCATCATTCGTTGAAATATTTAGTTGTGATACATTACTTAATTTTGATGGATCATGTTGATTATCCCAAAATGTATTATGTATTACAACTATTATTTTCAATAAACTAATGAATGTAATCAATCCAGCCATCGGTTTTCCTAAATCAAGTTCTAGAGCACCGATGAAATCTAAAGTCGCATCATTATATAATTCTATAATCTTTTCAACCGATTGATTTGTATTTACTTCATAAGTTCCACTATCAAAAATTATATTTATAAAATTAATATAAGTTATATCATTAAATAAATAATATTCAAGTGGAGTTACCATAAATACTGAACCGCATACTGTGTCTACTACAGTAAAATATTCGACTCTATTAGATGATAAGATCGATTCATCGTCATTTTTAATATGATGTATACTCCACGATTTATTTTTATTGAATATAAGAACTTTACTATTATTATTAAGATCGGCTGAGACTTCAAATAAATGGAATCGGTCTTTACATAATTTAACAAAATCATCAATAAAATATTTTTCGCATACATTATATTCATTCGATTCCTCGGAACCCTTCTTTACTACTGTAAATTTGTTATCGTATTTATCAGATATAATATTGATTACTAATTCGTATATATCGAGCGGAGGAAGTGATGAAAATTCCATATTCCCTGATAATAAATTATAAAAATCAATATTTGAAAATGAAAATAAATACGAATAAAATTTTTCAATTGTATCAATAGTCATCACGTTATCAATTATTTTTATTATATCAGCATCTTCTTCATCTGTTCCATAAATTATATCAATGAAATTAGAAATTACTCCTATAGTATATTTAATAGTGCATTTTTCTAATTTTGTAATTATATACTTCGGTTTAATTGGTACATATCTAGAAGAATCATCGATCCCGACATTTAGCAATACATATTTCACATTATTGTTTATAATGCCCGTGATATCATTAGTATCAGAAATATATTTGCTTTTTCCATTTTTATATAATAAAATCATATATTCATCTCCTTCATATACTTAAATTAAAATGGTAAAATCTTTTTTATAATATATATTTAATTTTAGATACAAAAATTTTAATAAATAATAGAAATACATCATTAAAGGAGATGATACATATGGCGGGTAAATCTGTAATTAATACAGCCAAAGGAGAATTACCGGTTTCTAAAATTCAGGATAATAGAAAAGTTAAAATAGACGTAGGAATTCTTTCACAACAGCGTATATATGCACCTGATGTACTAAAAGAAATGGTTACGAACTATAAGATATTTTATCCGAATCGAAAAATTAAATATGCATTATTAAATAATAATCCACGAATGATGGTTGAATATGTATTAGTTGTAATAATCAAAAATGCTATATTTAATAACCAAATTAATCGGAGATCTGATGTATGGTGGGTTAATATAGCAACACGAGGATCGGGATCATCATTACTAACTTATAACTATTTAAGAGATCTCGGAGAAGAGCAGTTATCTGATTATTTTGAAGATTTAGATATAGATGCTGTAGCAACTGATAGTGACAGGTTTGAAGGTTTTTTGAATAACCTTAGTGTTAATGTTAAAGATGATTCTTCACTTACATGGTATACAGATCAGCTTGGAAACCCGATTGGTATTCCGGAAGAATACCATGGATTAACTATAAATAAGAATTCGTTTAATTATTTTTGTAAACCGGATATGTTACCATTATTCTTTGATAAAGTATATAACCTGAAAAATCAATTTGATAATGCACGTCGTAGTATAGGAGTGTTAAATCAATAAAATAAATAATCTATGTTAATATTCGTATAGAAAGAATATTAACATAGATTAGTTTTCATATTTATCATAGGCATATTGGATTAGAGTGATGATATGATTATAAGAATTGATGCGAAACATACAACTATCATTAATATATATGATAATACAATAAATAAATTGACTCTGACATAATGAGTTGCATCTTTCAGTATCGCATTCATAACTTCGGCACTTTTTTGTTTATCTTCAAAACTTATGGAGTTTCCATTATCTATTATTTGTGTAAGTTTCGTTATATCGGTATCTAGTTTATATGTATAAGTAGTACATAACTTCTGTAGTTGCAATGAATAGAAAGAACCGATAACTTGACATAATATGGATAAGCTGCATGTATCAATAAACGAGAATCTTAAAAACGCTACATGGAGCATAGTCATAAATGCCATAATTGTAATATTCATTACGAATAAATATGCAACATTCCTCTTATTAGTTATATGAATATTTTTTCGAACCGATTTAATTACATCCAATAACCGAATCGCCCACTCATTTAGCCCGACTGATCCAAGTGACATAGATTTCATGGTTAATTACCTCCTTTATTTTTAAGATACGTTCTCATTATTACAATTCTGTTTTAGTACATAATATGTGTCTATAGACTTTCCCAACATAAGTCTATAGACACGAAGATGCGAAATATTATTGTTATAGAAAAAACTAGAGCCTTCCCAGTCGTAATATTTTTATATATTATCGACCTTGTGAATTATTAAATTAATAGAATATATTGTAAATACTTCCTAAAGTAGTATAATCTCAATCACATACCAAAATCATTCAGAGCCATCTGGTATCCCTCATTATACGCATCATTGAGGGGTGATCGAAAATAAATAGATGCATGCGAATCTTCTATTTCATCCTCATCAGAAAATCCTTCTATACTCTCTAAAACAGTATCTGCGTTTTTAAGAAGATCGCAGAATTCTAAGGCTGCTTGATATCCTTCCTCAAATGATGTGGTATACTCCTCGCATGCTTCGAGTTCAGTTACATTGGGATCATCATTCGGCTCTGAAGAAAGATAACCTTCAAATGCACTATTAAAATCGAACATTACGTCTTCGCTTTCCATAGTTTCTCCTCCTTTCCTAGAGAATAATTTTACAATTATTATTAAATTTAATAATAATGGTTTTCATGTCATAGTATCCATTATTTTAAACTTACTTTGTTATAGGAAACATTATTGGGACACTATAATTTACCATTAATACAAATGTTTGTATGCTTGATTATTTCATGAATACGAAAAAAATAAAATTTTATATACACTAAACAGCAATATAATGAACCATTGTGATTCATTATATTGCTGCTTTTTTACTGTGGCTTAACTCGCATTAAGCCATCAATGATCGGAGATATCTCCAGTCATGTAAATGATTAGATTCATATGCAGTTATAACTGCATTTTGATCATCATCATTCAACATATTGAATAGGCGATTCAGTGATTCACTATCACCAGCATTGTAGTAAGTTACAATGGTTCTAGCAATAGCATCACCAGCTTCGCTGATGAGATTTCTAAAATCCATTTTAATCACCTCCTTTCATTATATATTACCAGTATAATATATTTTTGAAAGGAGGTAAAATTCGGATAATAAAGAAAGATACTATGGTTAATTCCATAGTATCTTTATACCGCATTTTTTAACTCTTAGAGAGTAAATGAGAAATCTTTATATTCTCTATACTCATCAAGTCTTGCAAAATACATAGCTATCGAATCAGTGAATATAGGATGATTTGGTATATAAGCTTTCTCTAAACGAGTTCTCATATTCTCAAGATCTATAAATTCATCTAAAAGTTTACTATAATCGAATATAGATCTTGATAAACCAAGTCTATCGCCCTTCTTATAGTTATTAGAAACTATATAAAGTAATTCTTTATTAATCTTATTTGTATCTTCAAGCTTATTTAAGAAGTTATCGAAATCTTCCTTTATTCTTTTAACATCGATACTAGGAAGATAATACGAATAATATGGGCAACCTACATAGTCCATATTATCATTAACTTCCCTGTAATCATCTCTTCTTGGATCGTATTCGATTTCTTCAATATAGTAATATTTTTCAGGTAAGTTTCTTACTTTCTCAATATATAGTTTAGTAAGATACTTATCAGATCCAACTATTAATAATCGATCATTATTAGTTGGTAACTTGGTTGTATAACCAAAATAATATTTCTCCGGTTTCATTATTTCATCATCTCCTTTTATGTATTTTTTCTATGAGCCATAAAGATACCACTAAATTATATTTATTTAAAAATTTATTTAATAGTAACATGATGTTAAAGTGTAATTCATTAGATTTACGCATGAAAATTCCTTTATTATTTTATTGCTTTTAGATTCAAATGAGAGTTGGTGTGTTCTCTCATTTGAATCTAATGTGTCTAAACCGTATAATAAATATTCAATAATCATAAAGGAGATGACGAAGTATGCTAATAATAGACAATAAGAGTTATGCTAAAACTAAGCATCCTGTTATGGAAATAGAGAAAGAAGACGTTAAAAAAGAAGTTGCAATACCTGTCGAGGAAGAGACTATCAATGATGTAAAAGAAGTGCCGGAATTAGTTAAAGTAATTTCTAATGAACTTAAAGATCCACTTAATATAGATATAAAAGAATACCATGATGTAGTAGAAAAAAATGATGTATCTTCGAGCACAGAAGAAACTGATATAACTCGTACTGAAATAAAAGAAGATGCTTATACTACTCCTTCTAAAGAAAAACCCGGATCTAAAGATGAATTTGGTAGAGTCTATGTATATAGTGTAGAATCGGAATTGCATGAGTTGTATACTAAACATTATACAACCAATATTAGTTGCTTATATGATATTTTATCTAAAATTAATGATACTCAATATAATGAATTCAGAGCGGTTCTAAAATTACCGGAAAGAAAGATTATAAATGATACAGTATTTATTAAGTCCTTTGAAATAAAATATAATGATTTGACCGATGCGAATGCAGTATTCTATATTATATTAGATTCAAGTGGTAAACCTGTTCCATCATATAATAATCAGTACGTTAAAATACATCCATCATATGGAATAATTTCGGGAGGGTTTAAAAATTTTATCATTGCTAAAGAAAAATTAAATTTACGATATGTAATTGGTATGGCAGATTCCGATTTGGAATATGATATAATGAATGTAAATAATAATAATTCATACGGTTATGATGCGCAATACCATCTTCCGATACTTACTCATATTAATAAAATCTATACATACGACAATACATATGTAAATGGTGTAGATAATCCTTTCTTATATATAAAATCTATAGAAGGAACCGAAGTTTCTATTTCTGTAGATAAAGTGGATTATATTAATATGAGAGAGAAACGTGAAAAGGAATATAGAATGCAAGCTGATATGGCTCGAAATGCCAATAAATACGGAACTAGGAAATATACCTCTGATTCATTTTCTTCTAAATCATCTCAACAATTTATAGAGGAGCGTATGATAAACTCAATAATTGACATATATTCTTTAGCTAAAAAATTCGATTGGGATTCTTTATTACATAGAGATATGATTAGTGTAATGAACGGAAACCGATATAACATGAATATGGAACAAGAGCAATCGTATCTTGCTGTATTAGAGGCTCAGGAGCTTGAATTACAAAACAACACAATTAGGCATAACGTACAAGAAACGAGTAGTTCTTTCAAATCGAGAAGACGCTTGTTCTGATACCAATAGTATTGAAACCTTTTAATAATGGCAATTATGAGAAGGGAAGTGATATTTATGTGGTCTATGCCTAATATTGTATATAAAGGTAATTACCTTAAAGAGATTTCCGAAGAAGCCGATGAATACAGTAATATAAGTCTATATAAAGATATAGAATATTTCGATGATGAAAGATCTTACAATACCTTCGTAAAAGATTGTGAGAGAATGATTCGATCATCAAAGGATTATAAAGTATTCGAGAATTATGTAATGAATATATTAGGAATTAACTTTTGTCAAGTTAATCCCGAAATAACAGCTGACGATGCAACTATTGAAATGCATCATGGACCAATGTTTACTCTATTTGATTATGTAAATATCGTTCTATATGATTATATAAGAAAAAATAAAAAGATAACGACATTTCGAATATCAGATACCATATTAGAAGAACATTTTGATTTGAATGTACAAGTAGTAATGTTAACAAAAACAAATCATGAAGGTGTTCATAATAGAGATATATTTCTTAATGTAATGCAAGGTATTGGAAATGCATCCGGATTTATAGCTAAATATAAAGATTCATTAAATGATGACTATAAATATAGAATACATAGATACTTGCAGTTGTGTAAAGAAAGTCCATCTTTTGATAATGGTTTCTTAGATACAGAGAAGGTTGCTAAATTGGTCGAGTTATAATTTAATCACTCTCTATAATGTAATAATGATTCGAAGTTACATTATAGGGAGGTGAATTTCCTTCATGAATAATAGAGAACGTTTAAGAAAATTCTTTCCGGAAACCGTAAGGTTTTTTAATGCTATAGAGATAGATTTAGATGAAACCGATTTATCTGTAAGTGATATATTGAGAAATATCAATAGATCATTTCCTAAGAATTCAAAGAAACGAATTCAACTTATAGATGGAGAAAGAGTAGTTATTATAGTATGTAAATCTAAGTACTTAGATCCATTAGATGGAATTGTATTAATAGTAACTAATGATGATATGGAAATCAATATATCTTCAATAAATTATATGGTTCTTGCTATATCTGAAGAAAATATATCTAATGATGACAGAATAAGAGAAGTGACTGATAGATTAACAATATATTTAATTCAAGTATATAAAGATACCTTAGCTAATTTTAATGATTTTTATGTAAGATATATTTATAATGAAGATGATTTATTTGATGATGATAATGAATCTCTAAAATTACCTTAATATATATTACAATAGGTCATGACCGAAAATATTTATAAATTAAATATGGAGGTGTTTAATTGACATGGAGAAAAGTTCGGAATATACAAACGTTGAGCGTTCAGACCCTGAAGAAGCAGACGTTATCGGATTTCTTTTTAAACTTTGTGCATTCATCGTAATTATGTATATAATATTCTCAATAGTAGGATTCGATACCCCAATAATTACGTTTTAACGTCCCATATTTAAAGAAGAAGCATTTTTTGTGTCACAAGTAATAATATCATATATTATATAGCATTAGGTATCATTATAACTTTGAATATAAAGTTTATATGATCATGTAATTTGATAACGTATCAGTGATATAATTATTATTCTCAATACTATCCTGAAATAGTATTGAGAATATATTAACTTCTTAAAATAAAAATATATTATTTTTATGAACTCATGTAAGTTTATATAAAAACCAACGAAAGGAGATAATATGATATGAATATTGTATCAGTCTTAGCAGGTCTTTTATTGTTTATTTGGGGAATAGTGATGTTTCTCTTTAGCTTTGGTCTTAAGAAGAACTTAAGAGAGCATCCTTTCCAAAGAAGACTTATGAAGTTAAAGGCATTTATAATAATATGCCAAGTAATTGCTGTAGTGATGATGATCGTTAGTATTTATATTTTGATAGGTTAAGACTATATACATATTATATGTATATGGTTTTAACTTATCATTTTAATTCCTATCGATCTTTTTGGTAAAGTAAAAGGGAGCGTGATGCAATGAAGATTAATTTCAGTGATGAGAATGAATCTTATTCTCAAGGAAATTATGATAGTTTAGATTTTGAAAATTTGAATTATCCTGATTTTCTTATGAAACCGATGTTCAATATGGATTTATGTATTGAAAAGCGATATTTTGATGAAGTGCATGATCCGTATGTATTGAAGGCGATGAAAATTCGTAGAAAGTATTCAGACATATTCAAGTATTTTGATGCTCTCGATATATATGATGAGTATATAGAGCACCTTCTTGAGAAATATCCTTCAATGAAATCGATACGAAAAGGAATTAAAGAGGGATATATAGAAGACTTTCTTCCTCCGATGCCGGTATTAAAGAAATCCAAAACGAATATGACTCTTCTTAAGACGGGAATAAGACCTTCAAGGAGAGTTTATGAAGTTGATGATTCGACCCAATTGCGAAGTATCTTGTCTAAACCGATCGAATTGACTACTAATGACTTAGAAATGAAAAGGTCATTAATGAGTAAGAAAGAAAAGAAAGCCGTTCGAGTTGGAACAGGGAAACTCAACGAGAGAGATCGTATCAACTCATTATATACAAAAACGGCATTTAACCCCGGATATGATGTAATAAAAGACTTCTTTACCGATGAATACGTAATTGCTAATGGCGGTAAGATTGAAGAAAGATCATTCTTGGAAACTGTATCTCGAATGTATGAAGCTTCGATTATGACGGAAGCTGATGAAGCTGCACTCGATCAAGAGAAATATTATGTAAGCAGTGGAAAAGCTCGTAATGCTAAAGATCAGAATCTCATCGAGCTTTATAAATTTATGGCAGCTGAAGGATATGATGTTAGAAATCATATTAATAATTCCGGTATGGATAGAAAAGCAATTAAACTTATATCATCTAAAGCCGGTATTGTGGAACCAATGACAAAGCGAGAACTAAAGAAATTTAAGAAAAAGAATAAGAAACTTATGCAAGCCCAGCAAAGAAGATTGCAGTCTGATAATAAACTGCGATCATTATTACAGAACTCACGGGACGAATTCGGAAAGAAACTTCAGGATGAAAGTTTCTTAGATTTCACATTCGACGAATTTATGGGCGGTAATAAATGAAAGGGAGGAGTAAAATAGTATGGTGTTTGATGATGATGATGAAGTGCAAGTACGTTCTTTAATCATGGAGTACTTTTCAGAAGAGATGATAAAGCGTTTATATTATAATGCGTTGAGAATCGATATTGAAGATAATAATGATAAAGCTAATATCGTATCTCATATTGTTGGTCCTGAGTTTGAAGAACTCGGGACTGGCACCAATAGAATCGCGTTTAAAAGAGGCTTCTATGTTATAAAGATAGCTCTCGATAGAAGAGGAATAGTCGATAATTGCACGGAGTTTATCAGATCTCAGGAATTAAAGGAATTTTGTGCGATTACTTATGAATCAAACGGATTAATTAATGTAATGGAATATGTTACTTTGCTTGATAAGGATGAATTCTTCATGAATGAATCTCAGCTGAAAAAGATGTTGGATGAATTAAGTAAAGAGTATATATTCGAAGATCTCGGATTTGCCACAGCAAAGAATTTTGCAAATTACGGAAAAAGAGATGATAATACATTAGTGATATTGGATAAATGCCATTGTCCAGTTTAAACCTATCTAATTGCGGGGAGTGCTTGTTAAGTCTCAACTACTAATTTACAATAGTAATATTGTGATGGCAAAGGTTAATAGCCTTAGATATAGTAATAAAGTTGAGAATAGAGTTAATCGACGCAGCGAAGTACCTTATATTGTGATAAGGTATGAGTTCAACGACTATCGAAACCATAAATAAGGGAGTAGAGTAGAACCATATAAATGTTTATGGTCTGGTGTTAAACCGTAATAAGGTAATGTAAACCCAGTTAAATCGAAACGGTAGGCAGTAGAAATACTGAAGATATAGTCTGTAACTTAGTGAAAACTAAGAAGCGATTATCGTATGATAATTAACATAATAGTATGGCTATTTGTATCCTCGATTCGGCAATGAAGATGCATTAATATGTCCGAAATGCAACAGCGAGTTAACATACGACAAATCGTATTCCAGTTTTGTATGTACGAATAGTATGTGTAAAATTAATTATCGTATTATGGACATTAGAAAAAATATGAAGACTACGTATGAAGAAGAAGAGAGAAGAATGATCTTTGAGAGATTTGGATTAAATCTTCCGAATTTCAATAAACTTGTAGATGAACTTTATAAATAGTAAATATAAAAATATATTATTTATGGGTAAAGCAACGTGTATGACTACTAATAAATTAATATTAGTGGTCATACACTTTTAGTAACTAATCGAATTATTTTTATCACAAATATAAAAAGGAGGAAATGAATGTGATAATAATAGCACCAGAAAAGAAAATATGCAAACGCAAAATTGCAAACAAGATCGGTCGTAAGACTGATGTTAAATTCTTCGATGGTACCGAGCACGGGAATAGCAGCAAAGCAAATAAATTTGCAAATGTTTCTACAATGGATATATTCAATCCGTTACGAGGGGCATTAAAGACTTCATCGGTTCTCGACGGCGATGATATTAAATCGAAGAAGATAATAGAGCGCCACTTAGATGATAATCACGTTAGACGTGATATTAAAGTTATCGGTACCTATCAGATTGAGCACGACAACGACTCCGTTATACTTATCCTTAAAAATAAGGTATATAACCTTTGGGTAAAGAAATACATTAAGACATTCAAAAATGTTTTAGGTATATCCGAAGGTGTATACTCATTAGACGACATTCTCGACAATGGTAAGTTAATATCAAAGGAGTTTTCATCCGTACTTACAAAAAAAGAGTACAAAGCTGTATGCAAGACTTGCGGTATAAAGAAGAAATCCAAGAAGGTTTCTAAGTTAAAATTGCCGTGGTAATTTAACCGGTGTGAACTAATTTTCTATAACTAATAATTATGATATTATAATGAACTATCTGTTATGAATAAAACTTAGTATAATACAATGAACTAACTACCATTATTGAAATTTAGTGTAACTGAATGAACTCATAACGAATATATTTATAATTATGGGAAGAAAATGAACTGCAATGTTTAATTTAAATTAAGCATAACTAATGAATTATTGGACACAAATTAATACTTACACTTTGCTAATGAACTAATACTAATTACTTGTAACTTTAATATATGTAATGAACTACCGATTTACAAATTTTAATTATTAGAAATTAATGAGCTATGATGAATTAATTTTCGAGCATGGTAAACGAACTGCATAGTAATAAATAAAAATTAGGGTTAATAAATGAACTTCAAAATCTGATATTTAATTTACGTAAAGATAATGAATTATGCCGACTTATTTTAAATTAAACGCACGGAATGAACTCAAAACTCAAAGTAAAAATTATAATAGAAGATTGAGCTATGATAAACTAATATAAATTAATTCCAATGAATAACGAACTATGGAATCCTATTAAAACTTATTTCTGATAATGAACTATGTGATTTTAATGAGAATTATATTATTTGCTAATGAAAAGAAACATCGATTATCGATGTTTCTTTTTTCTATATATATATTATATGCATGGAGGTGAATAATAAATGTTTAAAACGAATAAAGAAATTAAGTTGGAGCACTCATGTTCTATCATTGAATATGATATAAAATCTGCAAATGTATCTGTTAGCAGGGAATATAATCTTCTCAATGATGATTTATTAGATAAGATATCTAAGATGGAAAAAACACATAGAGTTATAGCTATGGGTAAAATAATGCGGAAGAATAAAGAATTTTCTAAAGAGTTAGAAAAATCATTCAATGATGTAATAGAAAGATTTATATCACAGAATGAATTAGATATCAAAAAAGATATCATATCAATAAAAAGAGATGCTGTTTTCGTATTAAATAAACCTATTAAGAAATCGACTATTGGGGATTATATCAAATTTGAAGAAAAGAATATGTATCATGCGTATTTATATCTTAAACCATATGAATTGTATTTTAAACGTAATGGTGATATAGATATAAAAGGATTAAACGATGATAATAAAGAGAAACATAAGAGTGGTATTCTTAATCTTTTAAATGAATATATAGATTGCTTAGAAAGCTCCCGGGGGAATAAGAGAAAAATAAATGTATTCATGAAAGATGTAATAGAGTCTTATAAGAATAAGGAATTACCTATAGAAGTATATAGAGAATTCAATGAGACTTCTATGTTTAAAACTATGATGTATAATAATGTAGTATACTTAGATTATATAGATGAGAATATGTTAATGAGTGATGATGTAGATATCATATTCAACTATGTAAATGTAATATTACCATTATTTAGATTTATAGGGTTTTAATATTCAATAGAGTAATGCTTAAAACACATTACTCTATTGAATATCTTTTTTTATTAAATGACATCTTCATCAATTTCATCTACATTAGAATTTCTATTTGAAGAGAATCTTCCTATATTATCTGGAGTTATTATTTTTTCTTTAACATAATTCATTACAGTTCTACATATAATAGATACTATATAAGTTTCATCAAAATAAAAACTAATTCGTTTTATTATAGAAGCAGGCATATTATTAACAATACTGCTAGTAATATCTTTGTAGTAGTTATCGAGTTCATTTTCACGTACAAAGGATTTGGTTTTAAAGATATCTCTCTCATATAAATCAAGTTCTTTTTTTATAAAGAAATTTAAAAGGTCAATAGCTTCATCAGCAGATATAACTACAGATTCTATCTTATGTGGAGTATATATTCGTTTATAAAATATATATGCTGCTCCTAATAATATAACTGATGCTATTATTAACGAAAATATGAGCATGATTAAAAATATTATATTATCCATTTATATCTCATCTCCTTTATTATATAAGGTTATTGTCAGTATTATTTTACGACAATAACCTTTTAGTTTATTTTATATAGAAGCAACCTGCTCCATCATTATTCAGTTGATGAACACCTCCGGATGCTCTATTAATGGATTGAACTCTGTTAGGTTTATATCTAGCAAGGCGTCCTTTCTTTCTATTTTCATCAGCTATCTCTTTTTCTTCCTCTTCTTCTTCATGATCACGTTCCATCATTTTCTGTTGATCCATATTACGTTTATTACGCAGCATTATATTATTTCTTATATTAGCAGATGATTCATAAGCAAATTTATTCATAACTGAATTATATCCTTCCATAAATGCTTCACGATATGTCATTCGATATCACTCCTTCGTCACTATTGGGGACGGTTACCGGTTTTCCTATACCATTATCCCAATCGTCAGGAACTGTAGGAAAATCAAAACCATCAATATTAATATATACAAAAGTAGGATCTAATACATTAGATTGTATCTGATCACACTTCATAGACATCTCTGCCTTTATTTTTATCTTTTCCTTTACATCTTCTCCCATATATGGTTCATATTCTTTAAAGAAGGCTCCATAATCGTGATAAATAAATTGTAATGGTATAAATATCTTTCCATTATGAAGTAGCTCATGTTGAGTTTTAGTTAAACTAATAAGTCCAACTTTACCATCATAATGTAATGCCATTACTTCTTCAGCTAATGAAAACATATTGTATGAAATACCGTCTAAATCAAATTTATTTAATACTGTATCTACGATATCAAATAACGTAAATGGTTCATGATGTATTTCTATACTATATCTTTTACCATTCATGCATTTAGCATTCTTAAGTATTGCACATCTATTCCAATCCATTTTTTCTTTAAGAAACTTAATGTATTGCTTATATTCTCCACTCTTACGTATAAGAGCTTCTACAGATAATACATATTTTTCTCTATCTCTTGCGGATTTAAATACATATATAGGTCTTTCAGGTTTTTCTTCTATAGTAATATTTATATTCTTTCTTTTTCTTAATCTTGTATCTTCAGGAGAAAGTTTTCTATATAACTGCATTACCTACCACCTCCTCTCCGTAATAAGAAAGAATAAGTTTTCCATGTCTTCGATCACATTCATTTTTCTCAGTTGTATTAACGAATCTATTACAATATATTTTACGTACCTTTTTACGATACTCCATATTCTCTTTAAGATATTTGAATGTTAATCCGCCATATAGTGTTGAAGTATATGGAAGATGTATTTGATCGATACTTCCATTAGAATTATATTCATCTAACATTGTATCATCAAGATAATTGGCAAATAAAAATCCTCCGGTATCTATTGATACTAAGAAATTGTATATATTATCTTTAGTTGTTTTCATATATCTAATACCTGTAAAGCTTTCATGATATACTCCATCATCAGAAGATATCAATAGATGATCTCTTTTAATAAAGTTATTCCAAAATGTACTATTACCATACTTCTTTATTCTATGTGGAAATACTACTTGACATGATACTTTTATTTCAGATAAAGTATTTTGTAATCTTACTATATCAGAGAGGAATAAATGATCATCAGATGGAAACATTATATACACTCTCTGATAACCCGGATCGGAAGCTAATTTATAAGCATCATTAAATAGTCCCGGAGTTAAAATAAAAAGAACTAAATCCTGTTTAGTTCTATTAGTCAAATATGGTAAAGTTTTTTTGTATTTATTTATTACAGATGCACTTGCATCATATATTCCATTATAATATAAAGAAAACATAGTCTTGCTCATCTCCTTTCTATTATATTTGTATTACTTTACTTGTCGAAAGGCTTATATATTAATCCCATAAAACATTTTAGTAAATTTATACCATAGAAAGGAGTGTGATAAAAGAATGGCAACAATTACAAATGTGTCTTCTGAAACATTCTTTTCAGAAATGAAAAGGATTACTTCAACCCTTATTTGGAAGAATGAGCCTCTTGCTAAAGGTTTGGAAATACAATCAGATTCATATAATCGAGATATGTTTATGGCAGCATCACGAGGAGATATTAGATTTGGAGGAATACCCTCTATTCCAAGACAAGTGTTAATTAATTCAGGTATAATAGGAGAAACAGAAATAACCAAATGTCTGGGTAATAAAGAAAATGTACCATATTATCTCAGAGATGTTGTAACTGAAGTATATACTCAATATGTTATAAATAATTACGAAGAGAAAAATGACTACTATAGAATGCTTAATGGCTTACCAATGTATTCTGAATATGAATTTTTCTATTGTATAGATAAAGATGATACTGAAACATTATCTAATTTTTCTCCATTTACATATATTGCCTTTCATGAAGATGTATATGTATATTATGTAAATAAAAATTTACTCGGAGATTTAGATATAGCACCTCTCCATAAATTAGATGATATAATTTTATTCAGATATGAAGCTTATGGAATATTGGATAAAATAAGAGAATTTACTCGATCTAAGAATATGGGTAACCGAGTAAAATATTTAGATTATCTTACTAAATATAAGATAGATATCTTTACAGCAAGATCTTCGGATGGATTTGATTTGTTATTCTTGGAAACATCAAGCCCAGAGAATTTATCTGATGATTTCAGAGAAGCATATGAATTATCAAAAGATTATATACGGAGAGTATATTTTACGGATGCATTTAGAAGCAGTAATGATTATTATATATCATTTATCGGAATGTGTATACTATTCATGGCTTTACAACAGATGTGTTATAAATATCTTGAAGCAGATTATAATAGGGAGTTTTATGATTTAGAATCTCTAAGAGTTATTTATGATTCATACGGAGTTCCATTCTTAGAAGATATACCTCTTAAATATCATAAAGAGATAGTAAAAAGAATAAATGCTCTTATATCATATAAAGGTAGCGATCAAGTCCTCATTGATCTTCTTGATATATTTGATTTCCATAAATTTAATATATATCAATATTACTTAGTGAAAAGACATAAATTCGATGAAAATGGAAACCCTATATTTGCATTAGCAAGTGATGAAGTACTTGAAAATGGCAAACCCGATTATGATTATAAACAGATGTATGATTACTTCTTTACAGAATCTGAGATTGGTTCTGATCCATATTCTCAAATAAGAGATACATCCAATAGGGTTACTTATAATGAGATAACTGTACCGGATGAATTCTGGATAGAAGATGAAGAATTAATTAAGAAATTATATGAATCCGAGTTTAATTATATAGAAACTAAATACCTTGGTATTGCTATTATTTTTGATATGACTAAATTAGTATATGAGACATGTTATTATTTTAGAATGATTCAAGATAATAAAAAACGTACCGGTAGCAAGATTACTATATATCATGACTATATACAATCAGATGTACCTCTATTTGATTTTGTGATATATACAATATGTCTTATATGTAAATCGAATGGATATATTGATCCGGAAACGGGTCAAGTTATAGCTGCAATACCATATAATCCTACTGAAGTTGCAAAGATGTATGCATTCAACTTTAAAGAAGATCTTCTTAAAGTGCAAGAAGATATTAAAGCAAATCCGTTACTTGATAACCAAATATGTGATATAATCAAAGATATGAATGTATACAGTAAAGAAGATGTTGATAAAGTATATTCTAATATCGATCAATTATTAGAATTTCTTAATTATAAAATAGAAACTTCTACAGATGTAAAGACATATGAAGCATACTATGAATTAAGAAAAACTTTATTAACAGCTGAAGGTGTAAAAGAAATATATCTTAAAGAAGATGGGGAATTGGCAACAGGATATTCTGATCTTCTTAAAGATACAAATGGCAGACTTCATGATAGGTTATATGATGATAATGTAGTTATTACGGATGAAATTGATTTTTGTCTTAATGCATTACAGAAATATGCTAAAGACTTAGAGCAATTAGATACTTCTGCAGATTTCAGTAAGCTTAAATTAATTAAGTTCTTAAGACAGATTATTACATTCTTTAAATCCGCTAAGACAGATATAACAGGATTTAATATAATATATCTATTAGGATCGAGATCTACTGATCTTATTAAATTCTTTATGGAGTTTCATAATAAGATTAGTATTCACTGGATACATGAAGCAGTTGATTTAGCATTCAATGATATCATTTATAGTAAGATGAAACAGAGATTCAATGATGGGTTAAGACTTCATGATATATTAGTTTTATTTATGAGATTTACTACTCTAAATGATTATTGGTTAAGTGATGATTATTGGAGTAAGGCATGGTGGAATACTAATGATACTTTAAATCTAAAGGATTTTATTATATTCTGTGAAAGACTTTTAAAGGAGACAGATTATTTTATATTGAGAGATAAATATATATCTTTTACATCGCCGATTAATAAAGAAGATGAGATATACTTCTATGATAAAATCATATATGAATTATGTAGTTATATATGTAATATACATGATAGAGTTGATATGAAAGATTATATCACAGCTATTAATATTATAATACCTAATATCAGTTCCACTATAACATTCGAAGATATGTTTCATATATTTGCTTCATGTACTATAAAAGAAGATACAATTCATTTCTGGGATTTGATTAATAACTATAGTACTATAAGTAAAGATTCTAATCTTACTTTAAAAGATTTCTTAGTAGATGATAAGAATATCATTTATGAATATGATATAATTCTTATATACGAAACTTTGGAATCAATATTTACAGAAGGTATTAAATATAAGGATGACATTAATTGGATAGATTATTATGAGAGAATACATTCAGATCATAATTTCCTTAATGATCGTTTATTTAAGGACTTTATTACAGATCTAAAGAAAACTCTTATAAAAAATATCGAGATTAAGTTTGAAGATAAGATTGATGTATTATATAAGGCTAATCCTAAAAGTGATATGATCATTAAAGATGGAATAGATATAGAAGAGATAAAAATAGCTTTAAGAGAATACTCATCTGCTCTTAAAGATTTTATTACTAATATATGTGATAATTACGAAAATAAAGATAATCTTATCATGGAAGATACATATGTAAATCTTCATACAATAACAGAACGTAGCCATATTGTATTTGATATGAAAGAATCTTTTAGGATTATTAATGGATTTATAGAATCGAATGTCCATCTTCTTAAAGATTTTATAGGATATATGAAGACGTATATGATTACTAATATTACTGTAGGATTTGAAGAAAAGATCAATCGTATATTTAGTACTGAAATAAAAAGTAACTTACGTTTCTTTGATGAATCTTACATGACAAAATCTGAAACTGTGTTGAAAACAAGAAATGCTCTTAGAGATTTTATATATACTAAAAATAGCTATAAATGTACTGAGAATATACTTCTTGAAGATACAGTAGTAGATTTATTAACATACACAGTCAATGAAAAGATTCTTTTCTCTGATGATATAAAGCATGCATTAGAATCTTATATAGATGGACTTAATAGTAAATATAATTTAAAGGATTTTATTATTCGGTCTAATATATATAACCATACACCTAAAGGGTCAGTATTAACATTTACTGATTATCTTGAGAGGGTCAAAATAGAGTAATTCTAACAAATTTAATAATGAAATTAGATTAAAGGAGGTAAAAACATGGTTAAGATAATAAACGATACTTTACCGTTGATGATGAAACAGGTTAATCATAGAGAAGCCGAAGTAGCTAAGAAAAATAACATCCCTCTGTTTAAAGGGCGTTTATATAAAGTAATAGATGACTATGGTACAGAAGTACATATATCCGATAATACAGTTGTATTAGGCGGAGCCGTTACAGCTCTCGAACATCTTTTCGGTGTTACTCCTAACTATAAGCCGCAGACTTTAAATAGTATATATGGTGTTAATGCTGGTTGGGAATATGACGAAATGCAGACATATGTAAAACTTTTTGGTTGTGGTATCGGTGGATCTGAACTTACTTTTGGTAATGTAATAGATCCTTCTTTTAAGCAGAAAGATCTTATACAGCCAATACCATTTTTGATTACCGATACACCTCAGCTTGATTCCACCGTTCCGGATAAATACTATTTTAGAGTTCCGTTGACATATAATACTGGAACTGTAGATGAACCTATAGAGGCAACAAAGTATGCATGGTATCTGAAGGAATTTGAAAAGGATGTAGAGATTAAATCTCTCTGGAAGAATTCAACTGATACAAATGCAGATGGAGAAGAAATCCTTGATGATATATCGAGTTCTACAAAAACAAATCTTATAGAATCATTTGGAGAATGTACAATTAAGATTGATAAAATTGATCTTAAGGACTACTTCGAAGATGAAGATGTAGGAACTAATGTAGGATTTAAATTCGCAAGATATAATACTATAGGTCTTTATACAGGTCAGAAAGTATTTATCGAATCTGAAGATAGATGGGACTATGTTAATGTAAGACTCTTTTCCGCTGTTACATTTAACAATGTTTCAACTGCAGAAGAAAAAGAGGAAACATATATATATAGAATTTTTGGTTCTATCTAAAAGTTCTTTTCAATCATCTCCTTACTGCTATACCATTGGAAAATACGATATAGAGAGTTTTTGATTTCTTAACTCTATATCGTATTTTTCTAATTTATTCTACTCTAAAGTAATTAATACTATTAAAGGAGGAACTTTTATTATGGATGATGTAAAGGTTTATACACCCAAAATAGATGATGATATTATTGACCCTGAAACTATTGAAACAATCGAAGATGAAGAAGAGGATGATGGAGTAACTCTCGGTATTCCTAAGAATAATAAACCGTCTTATGAATATCTTCGTGCTCAGATAGTTATCTTTTTACAAAAAAGCTTAGATTCTCTTATTAATCTTCTCGGAGAATATCAAGATAAAATCGAAGAAGAAAAGATTGCTCGAATAACGACTAATTTTGAAGAATTAATGAATGATATTAAGACTATTTAATGATAATAGATATTAGCTTATTATAGCTAATATCTATTATCCGTATTTTCAATATATGAAAAAATATATTATATACGTGAATATGCATAAATCTTATATGTATATATCTATTTAAAGGAGGTGGGCATCATGATAGATTGTCCATATAATGACGAGGAGTACAGTGAGTTCTCAGCGTCTACTACTACCGCATTACTAAAGAAAG